TATCAGCCATTTAGTAGAACTATTGGTGCTCTAATAAATAACAGGCCTAGCGTTGTTTGTGCACCGTTTTCAAAACGTGCGATTATAAGCTATATTACAATTATAATATCGAATTCGCAAGAAATCTTTAATTTAATTGACTCTGATGTGCTTCGAAATAAGTTTTTGAAGCTCGCCCTCAACTGTATAATTCAGTAGTTTTTTTGAATTTGAGTTCGGTGCGAGTGGCGCCTGAGGAGTGTGTACATGTGTTAAAAGAATCCTAATCATCAAGTCTAAGAGTTTTATAAGTTCATCACCGAACACTAATGGGTGAAGCCTGCTTGCTAACTCGCCCAACTCTTTTAGGTCGTCATTTATTTCAAATTTTTCTAAACTTTTCTCTCTAAACTTTCCTCTTGGTGAGTATATGTTTACAACAGTGGAAGTTAGTTCTCCAGCGCTGTATCGTGATATTTCAGCATTATCTCCAGTGTTCACTATTTGTTTTAACCTTAAATAAGAAGGGTGTTCAATGTTCGCTTTTATTGTTCCTGGGCTGAAAAGACCAGCAGCAATAAATATTTCTTTAGGCCTTAGTATAACGTGAGTGTCATCTCGACCTTGTAGCGCGACATCGCTTCTTTCAGGGAGAACTAGAGACGGTTCACTCCTAGAAAGAAGAGTCTGGTTAGGGTTGAAGCTAGATTTATCAAATACTCTAATTGCGTCTCTATAGGATTGAAAGTTGAATTTAAGTTGAGAAGTAATTACTGGTCCAATCCAATACCTTGGAGCTGTTATTTCTGATGGGTTTTCCATTAACAGTATAACCATTTCCCCAGGAATAGGCCTCATGTGAATAAAGCCAGGCATTAGAGGAATGGCATACTGTAGTTTTTCGTTAGAAATATTTCTATCTCTTCCGCCAGTAATTTCTCCTTTTTCATCTAAAGCAACGATACGCGCAACCAAGCGACCTTGTTCGGTCGGGTCTTCTTCATTTACAACAATTGCAGGGTAAAGGTTTTTCATGCTTGACAAGTTTGTTTTTGCCTGGTCAAACCTTTGTCCATTATCCTGTTGTAAGCTTTTTGCGTAATCGTCTATTCCTGGCATTTTTAAAACTTATCTAGTAGCTGTTTGTATTTATGTTCGATGTCATCTAATTTCATTCTTGAGGTTTCTATTGCTATTTTTATAACTTCTTTTTGTTTTAAGTCCTCTTCGGAATCTAGTTGTTCACACATCTCTATGATGGTCGACTTGAGTTTTCCGTGCTCCTTCCCAAGTATTTGTAAATCTTTAAGCGTATCTTGTTTCATCGTGGTACTCCAATTCCTGTGTGAGGTGCAATAGAGGCTCCGATGGCGGTAACTGGACCACCAGCGTTTCCTCCAGATGCTTGCACTTTAATTCCTGTATCCACAGCTAAATCTATTCGGCATTGGCTTTGTATGTGGTCAACAATCTCCTCAGAGAATGCTTTTACAAACGCTTCCATGACATTATTCGTACCATCTTCTATAGTGCCTGTTGGGATACCGATTTCTCCGAATCTAGAAATCATAGATGAGGCCAAAAGCTCAGACGACATGCCAGCTCTGCTTTTTGCAAAAATGATTTGAGGCAAAGAGAGCCTTGGAACAGGAAGCCTGTCCTCTTCTAGCATATATAGGAAAAATGTCGCGATTTCCTCGGACAAATTTAAACTTGGGTCTTGTTGAAATAGTGACATATTAAATCGGTGTTTGTCCTGCAAGTATTGGCGCAAGGGATGCGGCTGCCTTAGCATACGCTACGGCTTTCTTGGCGTCCTCAATGGTGTTTTCTGCTTCTGCCGTTAAAGCAAAGCGGGCTTTGATTTTGTCAAGTTTTCGCTTTCCTCTTTCTCTATAAATTCTTGCGAAGTAGTTTTTTGCTAATTTCTTAAATTCTCGTATAGCGATAATTAAAATCATATTCACGAGTAGCTTGTACAGCTGGTTAGCCAAGCTTTCCCCGAATGCTTTTTTGTTTGGGTTGGGAGATGATTCATTCATAATCTCACACGTGTTGGTGACCAAGTCATCCACACTGGGGTTATAATCTTCTGGGAAGTCTAACTGAATAGAACCCAGCAGTGGCCCAATAAATGGCTGTACCAGGTTGGTGATGTTCGAAATAAACTTCTCCAAAAAAATCTGCATAAAAGTCTTTCCACCAGATTTTGCGTTCTGCTGGTTATTTATTTGCTGTGCAGTGCTTTCTACATAAGTTGCAAGTATCTCAATGCTTTGAGCTGGGGTTGTGGGGTTGCTAGATAGCGTTTGGATTCCTCCGCCTTCAAATATCCACGAAGGGTCCTCTGGAAGAGTGATTTTTACTTTTTGACAGGATATTTCTAGGATGACTTCTCCTTTCTCCAGCTGCCTGGCCAAAGCTATCCTATTGTACTCAACATCTTCATCGCGGATAAAGCCGTTGTTTGAAAGCGAATACGCATCGACTGCACAAACTGCGTTTTCGATGATTCGATTTCTTTCATCCGCATTGGGGTTTAGATATTCTGCTGCTGGCCCTTCTTTGGGCCCGAAAACCGCTAGAGTGAGGTCTTTTACTATTTTCTGCTTTGCTGTCTGCAGGAAGTTTGTTAATCCAGCCTCATCCATTTTTTGATTTATAGCAGATGCGTTCCCTTTTGCAATTGCGTCCCTACTTGCGGGGTCTGACTCGGCAAGGTTAAATGTTCCTCCAGGCATTTGAACGCCCGCGTACATAACTTGAGTAGCCAGTCCTTCTACGATTGTTTCCTCTAGGAAAGTTCCAGCTTCATCAAGTACACGAGAGAAAAATTGTTGGAATATAACCTCTGGGCTGATTCCCATCGACTCAAGTATCCTCAATAAATAATCGAAAGTGGAAACCTGGTCCAGTTTTGGAATGTTTTTAAACTCCAAAAAAGGCAACTCCAAAAGGCTCTTCATAGAACCTATTTTGGCTGTTAATTCACTTTGTGTGGATGTAAGCGGATTTGATTTTGGGATGTTTAGTGGCATTATTCTTCATTTTCATCAGCACCACTATCATTGCCATTATTTCTTCTTTTTTCCCTACGGTCCTTAACAATATTCTGCATCCTCTCAGCCATGAATCGTTTTTCTTCGTCAGACATAACTGTGTTGTTTATAATTGTTGGTTGGTCTGTCTTATGAATAATCTTACCCATTTCTTTAACGATGTCATTCAGAGTGTTAGATGCGTTAGAGGCGGCTTGAAGATATCCTAAAGCTGACTTACTCATCGTGAACACTTCTTCTTTAGTCTGCATGTCAGCATCAACCCTACGATATCTATCTAGGGCCATATCTCGCTCTTCAACTTTAAATTGAGCCACTTTATTAAGAAGTTCTGCATGGCCGTCTGCGGTCATTTCAATCTTCTTTTCACTTGTAGCTTTAGGGTTATCTGTTGCGTCCATAGCTTCTTTTGTTATAAATAGAGCTTGGAATTTTTATGGTATGTTCAAAAATAAGCCCATTCTTAAAATTGCGTCAGCTCTAACAGACTCTAATGCGCTTTTTACCTCATCCTCTGACATCATGGTTTTGTCTCGCAAGTACTCTACAACAAAAGTATCATATTTAATCATGTCAGCCGTTTGTTGTTGGTCCATTTCTGGGAATGATTCTAAAACACTTACAATAGCGTCGCACACTAAAAAATCTTCATCATCCTCCTGAAGAAGAACTTGAGACTTCGACTCTAATCCATCCATTAGGTAATGATAGAACTTAATGCAATTGTCTTTCGTTATTCCTGTTAGCTCATTCTTAAATAGCGATTGAGCAAGTGTTATAAATGTGAGCTTTTTTAAGTCTAGTTCCATTTACTCGTTTTTCTTTCGTAGGTACTCTGTCTTTTTTGTGTCGTAGATGCCTTTGATTCTTGAAAGTGAATAAGTAACCTCTCTAGACTCTAACTTTGTCTCATCAAGTATTGCATGTCTAATAGATTGTTTAGCATACTTTCCTTCTTCGTAAGCATCTTGATTCTCCATCACTTTCAGAATTGCGTTTATCACCTTTACGTCATTTGGAGGAATGTTCTTTTTGTTGAGCTCATTTTCCATCATGCTGTGAACATATTCGAAAAATTCAAATGTTTCATCCTGTTCCACATCAGCGTCCATTTCAAAACTTTCTTGCCTTTCGGTCTCGTCTTTATGGTCTTCCCAAGAGAGGTTTACAGATTTTAAATCATCTAAATCTTTTTTTCTGTTTTGAAGGTAGTGTTTAGCTACTGTTCCATAGTAAGAAAAAGACTTGGCGCCATTATCAGGGTCAAAATTTGCAAATTTAAGATAAAGGTGGGTGACACACAGTTTCTGAAGTGTCTTCACGTCTACATCGTGACTAAATAGCTTGTAAGTGAAGATGATGTTCTCTACCAGTCGGTAAAGTGGCTTTTCTATATCATCTCTAAAGATTCGCTCTTTCCTTGCTTGGGTTTCTGGGGAGTACGCACCTGTGATTCTATACTCTAATTCAGCTACATAACCGTCATCAATTGTTTCGTCTAATTCCCCACGCTCGATAAGATATTTATCGAGTTTTCTTTCAAGGTAGACTGTGTCAAGGTTTAAAAAAACTTTAACAGCGTGTTCAGTGCCTTGTGTCCAGTACACTTTGCTCTTCTTTTTCTCAATACCATTATCCGCCGTGGTGCCTGTTTCGGATGGACTAATTGTTTCCATTATGCTTCGATATATTCAATTTGTTCATCATCCTCTACGAAATAAGCATCAGTTGCTGTTTTGTGCCAGAACTCAGCTTCTTTCTGAGGCATGCCACCTTTGTCTATAGGAATCTGGACCAGATTTTGAGGAAGTTTGCAACTAGTGTGGCTGTAAGAGTCTCTTCTTAGAATTCTCTGCTCGTAACCCAGCCTTGGAACGTTCATTATCAAAATGTCGTTATAAGCCATCCTCAAGAAAAATTCGTAAGGCGATACTAATTTAATGTTTGACTTCATTGGATATAGAACATCGTCTCTTTCTTCAATCGCATCCTCTTCTTCGGTCATAGACGAGACTTTGTATAAAGCGCCAAGAGGGGATAGGCAGTTGAATTTCAGAAGAAGATTTTGGTCATATTTACCAGCTACCTCAGCCATTCCTTCTGCCCAACAAGCTTCGTTATAGTACCCTTGGAATGCTCCATGAACTACGTTTCGAATTACTGGAGTGAAAATTCCAACTTCTGGATTCTCCGATGCATATATCTTAGCTGTGTGTATCCAGGACGTGCTGTATACGTCTTCTGGCTCCGCGATTGAGAAAAACTCATACCCGCTTTCGACTGCGCTTTGAAATCCTAAGTTAAAAGCCTCTGCAAAATTGGTTACATCCACTAAGTGAATTGTGTATTCCAATGGAAACACAGACGATACTGGCTCTCTTATTAATTCACCTGGTTTTTTAGGGTCTTCTTTTGTCTGTTGGATAGTCGGTTTATCAATTACGCTTTGAAGCACATCTAGCTCCTTTTGGCTTAGGCCCCCGTGCATCAAAAGCACATCAACGGGCTCACGTTGCATTGCTAACGAGTAAATAAACTCATGAAGAGACTCCACCATAGGCAGTTCTCTGAAATACGCTGCAATTAGCGTGTTATGCTTCTTTTGCTCTGTTAAATTCATCGATTCTTTCGTTTTTGTATTCTTCTATAATCTCAAGGACTCTTTTTTCTTCACCTTCTACGGTGTATTTATCAAGCGTTTTTTCATACTCAGCTTGAAGGCTAGTTTCCAAATCTATTTGTCCACTAACCCATTTATCCGCAGCTATTCCCAAAAGCTCTGCTAACCCAAATAGATTCCCATTTTGAGACCAGAATCCGTTTTTATCAGTAGCATATTCTCGTCCTCCTGGTGCATCGAATCCAATTACGTGGGTTCCGCAAGCCATAGCTTCAAGTGGAAGCGTACCGAATCCAGCAATGTCATCTGTATATAAAACAAATGCACAATCTCTCAGTCTTTCTGCGAATTCATTTCGGCTCATTCCGCTCATTTCCATGAATCGGAACCAACGCATATGAGGATTGGCAGCATAGAACATTTTAATGATTGTGTGCATTTTCATTTCTGACTCTGGGCCGCGACCTCTTTGATACCCAATCAAAGGCATTTTGTCGCTGAGCTTTTCAGGCTTATAAAAAATGTCACGATTGATTCCTTGCTTAAGAGATTTGATTTGAATCCCTGGCATAATAGCTCCTATATATTGACTAATGCAATCGGATACAGAAACTACATCATTGATTCCGAAATTTTGCCACATCTGACCGTTCTTCATTCCAGCTAAAACATACAACCAGCTCTGGGCTAGAATGATTCTCTTACACGGTGCGTTTATTGTTCTCTCCATTACATTTGGAAAGCCCTCTGGGATAAACATAAAGTCCTCAGTAGCTAATTGAAGTGAGAAAGTTTGTTTCACCTTTCCGTCTGTGCAAATTATTTTTCCGTCTTTAGACTCTTTCAATGGGAAGAACTCGATGCCTGAGATGTCAAAGTCAACCCAGTTTGGGTTGAATATGTCAAATACTTCCACTTCTTCTTTTGCTTGCTGAGAAGCTTGCATTGATGCCTCTCTGTTCATGCTTGGTTCATACCAAACCTTGACATTGAACCCTTGTTTTTTGTAAGCTGCGGCGACTCTTAAAAGAACTCCGATTCCGCCAGAAGGCTGATTCATTGCTGGACAATAAAAATGGATGTTGAACTCATTTTTCTCTAATTTAGAGATGAGTCCATCGATAACCTCTCCTTTTGTAGGTTCGATTTTTTCCACCACTTTTTCTTGTTCTACTGCTTTTTCCATCGTTGTGATTAATTCGTTTAGAAAAATGTAGTTGAATAAGACCCTAAAATTAAAGGCACAACTTAAAAAAAATGATTTTATGCCCTATTTATTTGCATGCGCTTTAAGTACAGCATCTTAAAAAATATTTCGTGAAATCAAATAAACTAAACAACACAGGTCTGGCAAAGCTCGTTCAAGAGCATGTTTCAGCTAATGGTCGAATCGATGAGATGGAACAGCACTTAAAAGATGTTGACTCTTTAATTGAGCGATTTGAAAGCGGTGAAGAAATTACTGATGAAGAGCTAAACGAGCTCTTAGGAGGTTTAGGAGCTATTGGTAAGTGGGGTGCAAAAAAAGCAAAATCTGCTATGGGTAGCGCTGGTAAAGCGATTGGTCAAGCAGCTTCAGATGTTAAACAGCAGTATCAGACAGGTCAGCGTGCTTCTGCAATTAACAAGCAAAGAAAAACTGTAGACAAGCAGCAAGGGGCAAACAACGAGAAGGTGATGGATTTAGCTGCAAGAGGAAGGTCTATTAATGATACAATAAAAAAGTATCGAATGGCGTTGAATAAGATTGGTGCTGAATATCAACAGCTGACAGGGAAAGAGTATGTTCCAGGGCGTGCTATCGCAAATGCTCAGCGTTATATCGATGAATCCCAAAAAAAAAAGTAAGAAAAGTCTATAAAAACAAAGTCGAAGAATCTTATGTTTTAGGTAGCTCAAATATTAGCAATGCGTATGCTAACGAGATTATTTCTATCGCAAAAGACCTGGACGAAATGGCGCGGGGAATACAAAAACTTCTAGATAAAAAGGCTACACTTTTTATTGAACACAAGCAAAAAATTTCAGAAATACGTCAACAGGTAATGAAATTTGACTTCAACCAATTGTTTGCCGTACCAGGTAAATTTGATTCTCCAGACGAAAAGAATTCAGCGGTGCAAGCTGTTTTGGAATCAGTCACAACAAAACTCCCTAGAGTATACGAGATGTTTCCACACTTATGGGACCAACACCAAGGGTATTCTGATGCTAACCGTAAAATTGGTGGAAGAAAAACTTCAGGTATCGTGCCTGGGGCTTGGAATGAAATTGTAAATGACTACGGCGTTATCAACAACGAGAAAGGTTGTATTGAGCTTTTAAGAAAAGTTGAAGAATACAATAGCACTTGGCAAAATGAATTCGAATTGCGTGACATCCAGGAAGAAAGTAAGTCTGGATTTATTGAACTATCTCAAGCTATAGAAGCCGCAATAGGGGCTATTGATTCAAGCATGAGTTACGAGACTCTTGCAGACGCAGTTGCGAAAATAATTAAAGATTCATACGGAGAACATCTGTACGAGCCATTCTCAAGAAGGCTAATGAATAATCTGTACGGAGAATAATAGAAAATTACATCAATGCAAAAAAAAGAGAGCTCTTACGGGCTCTCTTTTTTTTTGATACTGTGTCTATTGCTTGCCGTGTTTTGAAGTCATAGTTTTATGCAAGGACTCAATCTCTTTAGAGGCTGCTGTTTTAAACATAAACGGAAAAAAAGCGTGAACGATTGAAACCCCCCAAATCCACCCGCCAGCTGAGGCGGTCCCAAGTGCAAATAACAAATGTTTTAAGTAAGACATTTTGTTCTCGCTAGGGTGATGTGTGAAGGGATTTCTCATTACTTTTTCCTCTTGTCGTTTTTCTCTTTCTCGTCATCAATCAACTGGTCCAGTGCGGTCATGTTAAGTGATTCTGACATTTGACCATCCACAGTAACGGTTGATGCAAATAAATCAGACTTCAAGCTGACACCTTTTTTCTTCGCGTACCCACGAGAGTAAAGCGCATTTGAAATCCCTCTTGAGGACTCTGTGTATGCTTGAGCGCTTGATGTGTCAACGAATGATGTATTCTGAATCCCAAGAGTGTCGGCGGCGTTTAAAGCTGAATCTTTGCTGGCTCCAATGAAAGAAATGGTCCAGTTGTCTTTTTTGTCAACTTCCTTGATAAGGTCTGCAACATCGCTTCCTTTCCATTCAGCAGAGGCGTTTTCATGTCCATCTGTTAAAATCATAATCAAAGCTTCGTTTTCCTCTTTCTTTAGCTCTTTCATCTGTCTTTCTTTTAAACTTGTGACAGTGATTCCAATTGCATCATGCAAAGCTGTTGAGCCTCTTGGGACATATGTTTCTTCGTCTAAAAGCTCAATCTCATCGAGAGGCTTGTCTTTGTAAATGGTTATGATTTCATGGTCGAACAAGCAGAGAGTAATGAAGTACTTCTCCTCAGGAGAGTCTTCCTGCAAAGCTCTTAATGTCCCAATTTGCTCATTGAAATTGTCAATGGTTTCTTTTTTGATTGGATTCATCGAATAAGAACGGTCGACTACAAATGCGTAGTAAGTATTCCCTGGTGTTTTTTCAACAATAGTTTCCTCAACTATCGTCGTCGTCGTCGTTGTGACTTTCTTTGTGGCCTTAGCCTCTTTCGAGTCCTTTTTCTTTTTTGTCATGTTGATGTTTTGCTGTGTTATTGTTCCAGTGCAAATATAAGTAGATAAAAAAATAATTCCCAAGCTGGGAAGTATAATAATTTATTCACATTATATTTTTTCTTTCAACACAATGTTTTTTAGAGCACCATTTTTGTTTAGAGCTGCAAGGGATTCGAATGAAATCGGTGTCTTGTCCCACTTGTTCCAAGGTCTTTCAATTTTTATCAATTCTTTACCCATTGGCTTTGAGTGGATGGCTTCTGGGGTGTCATCTATCAAGATGTCACACAGGTCCCACTTCTCTTCATTGCTGTCGACAAAATGGATGCTTTGCACTCGGCAGTGGTGAGTGCTTAGGAAGGCGAATGTTGCTGGGATTGCTCCTTGTTTACATGTTGAAACCAAAATGGTTTTGTAGAGCCCTTTGTCCCGACCGAAAGCTTGGATTTTATTGACAGTCTCCATTGCATCTTTGTACTGGTCTGCCCTGCCGAATATCTGAAATGGGTAGTCTTCGTAGATAAATTTGTCTAGCACCTCCATAGAGGTTAAGCGAATTGGTTCATCGTCACCTTTGTTGTCATCAAACGAGATAACTTTTAACTTCTTTGGTTCGAATCGATAGTGATTTGTTAAATCGTCCGTGTCCACTGGGAGAGAAAGGAGTTCGTTTTCTTTTTCTTCAATCATTGCAGCTAGTGCGTCCATTTCTTCTTCTGAGAATTCCTCTTTCAGCTGAAAAGTGCTTTCATCTATATTTCCTGATGCAACATCTGTGTGGGTTGGAATATTTCCATCTACTTCGCTTGCGTTGTGAATGAATTTCTTGCGGTATATGAAATCGAACTTAGAAATGAAGTCTCGAATTGTCCCGTCTATGTTTATTGCTACTGTTTTCATTTGTTTAAAATTAATAGTCCTATTGTCCGATGACACTATATCTCATTCTTAGATTTCATCTTTTCGAACTCTTTTAAAGAAGCGATGTAGTCACTTTTTTCGTAATTAGTATCACAAAGAACAAGTAAGACGCTTTTGTCTTCTTTATATTTTTCTTCTGCCCACAGCCCTTTAGGGATTAGTAATGCTGAATTTGGTTTATTCAATAAACACTTTTTCCATGTGGTTCCGTCAAAACAATTTACTTCTACACGTCCTGAAATACAAATTAATAATTGATTTGTATTATAATGAGCATGCTTTCCTCTTGTTGTGTTGATTGGTACATTGTAAACGTAAAATGTTCTTTTAATTAAAAAAACACTATCAAGTCCTGACTCTATAGGAACTAAATTGCCAAGCTCGTCTTTAAAGGTTTTTAGCTGTATCTCTAAAACATCTTCAATTGTTGATTTCATTATTATAGTTTGTTAATTCTAATTCAAAATCTGGTGCGGACTTCGATATTTCTGATTGATACTTTATTGCTCTATCCATTAAATCTGGAATAGTAATAGCTAGACTATTATCTCCTAGGGAAATCTCACAATGTCTACCCATTCTAAAGTCTAAGTTTTTATGATAAAAGCTCTTTGTATTAAATTCTTCACCAGAAGCTCTTGGTAAGTTTTGTATTCGCTTCACGAGTGTATCAATAGAATGTTCTTCGCTAACATGGTTTTTGATATCATCATGAGGCATGGGAGAAGATTCTAGTTGATTCAGCGCTTTCAGAGTTTGTTCAGCATAATATTTATCATGTTGGACACGATAAAAAAAAGGCTCATTATTAAATTTGTTCGGCAGAAATGTAGCTAAATCAGGATGACCTACTACGGGTATGCCACTTGCCCATGCGTAGCTGCATAGTCTCGAATGCCGTTCTCCTTTTGCAGCGTGAATGAAAACTTTTGAAGACTTGTAAAAATGAGCTAAATAATACTTATCCAATGTAAATGGGTAATCATAATCAAAAAAAAGCGCTACAAAATTTCTTCTCTCTTCTCGTGTGAATTGCTTTAAATATTCTTCTTTAGGGTTTTCAGGAGAAGCTCCTTCCTCTGGGATTGAGCAAATTAACATTATTTTAATATCAGGCTTCAATCTGAGTAATTCTTTACAAGTGTTAAAAAACACTTGTAAACGCTTGAACCCAACTGCTCGTGTTATATATAAAACATCAATGTCTTTTGTGCTATCTCCAGGGCGGTAGATTTCTGGAGAAAAATTACAGCAGTCCATATCTAAACAAGACCCTCCCCCCACTAAATCTCCTGGATTGCAAAGGCTGGCATCAAAAAAAGAGTTGTGACTACAAGGTTGCCAATTGTGATGTATCAGATAAATCCATTTATGCTGTTCAGCAATAATGTGGTCAAGTGTTTTATTGTTTATTTGGAGACGGACTTCATTGGAAGTAAAGGAAATCACTCCTTTTGATTCGTCTGGTGTTTTTAGAATGCAAGCCATTATTTTTTTGTATATATTTCTAAAACGTTATTTTCACCAGCCTGAGCTTTGTGAACTAAAGATAAATTGTATCTTTGAACTATGTATTCCCAGTAGTTTTTTCCCATTTTTCTTCTAATATATGGTTTAAACTCGCTTTTTGAGTGTGGATTTTTACCAATAGTAACAATGTCGTGCTCATACTTCGGAGTGTCATACCAGTGAATAGCTACGTAAGTTGCTGCCTTCGACGCTTTGTCCATAATCATATCAGGGCTTTCAATGCATTCAATCATATGAGACAATACAGCGAAGTCGTATTTTTCTTTATTCGAGTTCATAAAGTCAAAAATGTCAGATTTAACTATTTCTCCATCACCTTTTACAACTTCCTTAGCTGCGTTTACCAGCGTCTCTGAATTGTCTACTCCTAAATATTTTATGTCTTGGTTTTGAGATTTTAAAATCGGGTATATTTGAGCGTTTCCACAGCCGATATCTATTACCGACGGAGAGTCAGACACACTCTTCATATATTTGCTCAACTCTATCTTCATTTCTTTAGAGTAATAATGTAAGTAGTCTTTAGCAATCTTATCTGAAGGATTCCATGAGTCTTTTGTTATATCTGTGTTAATATTCATTACTGTTTTTTATTTATGTTGTTTCATTCTTTTTTAAAACCACCTTAAAAGTGTTGTTTTTGTTTTCTTTGTGAAAAATTTCATAACCTAAAGATTTGTTAGATTCATAAAAATCTTTCCACTCTGACTCTGTTTTTATGTTTATATGAACATTATCAAATCCGTTCTGCCTTGATATACCATCTAAATGAGCTGTCCCCATTGCGTTGGCATGAAATACCCATTTACTAGTTACTCTAAGTTCTTCCTTAAGTGTTTCTAGCTCCCATTTAACTGGAACATGTTCCATTCCATCTAAATGCTGCACAATGTCATAGGAATCATTTTCCATATCTATTTTATGACAGCTCATGTGAAATGCATTTATACCTTCTTTTTTAAGTTCTTTTACAACCCAGTCAGAGATATCTATACCAGCATACTTCACCCCTTCTTTGTGTAGGTGTTTAACTATTTCACCACTACCTAATCCTACCTCCAGGATACTAGCTCCCTTACTGTATTCTTCCTGCCATATTTTATGAAATTTATCTGAGTCGTTTAAAAGAAGATTTAGCTGTCTACCATACCCTGTTTGGCTTTCATGAAGCCCTGTGTATTGGTGAATAGAGTTGTATTTATCTTGCTCATGCTTGAATAAGTCAGTCATTTTGTTTTTTTTGTTGTATTAAAGTTTCTATCATAAACCAATCTTCTGGTTCATCTATTTCTAAATAAGTTTCTGGCGAACACTCTACCATACCAACTTTTCCGTAAAGCCTGCATGAATTTTCGATTACACCTTTTGCTCTTGAGATATAAAAAGCTCCATTTTCAACTAAAAACCCATCCCACTCTTGTCTTCTAGGGCGCTTATGAATATTATATGTAGGCGTCCCGTCTTCGTTCCATATAAATCTTTTTTGCCTAACGACACTTAAAGATGAATCATAGCCTTCGTTTAGCACTTGCTTAATTCCTGTATCCAATTCTTCTACATCCACAAGCGGAGATGTAGCTTGTATAAAAACTATAACATCTTCTGGTTGTATGGTTTTAGCAAATTCAATAAGCACGATTTCACTAGAAGCTTCATCAGTAGAAGATTCTTTTGACCTAGAAAACATTTCAGCGCCTTTACATTTCTGGAATATATCATCCAAATCTGTTGCTACGATTACACTATTTACCAAGGTAGACTTATTTGCTGTGTCAATAGACCATTGTAATAGAGGTTTACCATTTATGAGCTTTATGTTTTTTTGTGGTATACTCTTACTCCCTGAACGTGCTGGTATAAATGCGTAAATATTCATAAATTAAAAATAATATTGTGTAATAGCTTTTCTTTCATCTGCTTCAATTACTTTCCCCCTATGAATATAAGTGGTATCCGCTAATATAACAGTTCCTTTAGGCCCTGTTATGTTAACAAGCTCACAAGATTTATTTGTTTCAACTATACTATCTACAACATCGTCTGCATATCTAGTATTATAAGATGCAGTTCTAGGAGTGGGGTATCCTATGTGTCGTTTAGAAGAATTAGTAATCCATTGAAAATTTCCTTGAGACTCGTCAACATCAGTAAGGTACATGATAGATTTAAACTGGCAATCATGGTTGTCTCTGTGCCACCCTCCTCCGCTACTGTTAGTGACTCCTTTTTTAAATTTTAATTGATTTATCAATGTTTTTTTTAAATTACCAGCCCTGCTTGTATAAGAGTTGCTTAATTTATTTAAAAGAGCATGGTCAGCATAGTTGTCTTTTATAAAAGGAGAAAGTTTTTGTGCATGAAAAATACGTTCGTCCTTAGAGCAGTCTTCTTTATCTAAAACATCTATAAGATTCTTGTGTTCGATAAAAATCCTGTCGAATTCTGATGCAATATCGTCAACAACCTCGCTTGTGAATAGGTTTTTAATTATTACTATACCATCATTATTAAGCGCTTGTAAAAAAACGTCATGAGAGTTTTGAATAGAAAAATCTATAGCTTGTATTTGTTCCATATAATTATAAAATGTTTTTATATTCGTGTAATAGTTTCAAAGCTTTATATGCTCCAGCGCTTTTATGGAGGTGTCCACTCCATATTTCTGTCACCCAAGAAAAGTTAAAACCTTCCATCTCCTTAATTAGAAGAGGAAAGTTGATGTCCCCAAGGCCTATTTGCACACCTTCTCCGTTAATTCCGAGAGCATCTGATATGTGCAAATGCTTAGCAATAGGCATTACAGTTTTTGTGTATTCAATCAAGTCTTTACCATGCTCTGCGCAATAAAGTTGAGCATGGCAAACATCATATGTCATACCAAGATTGTAGTGGTCGCAGAACATTCGCATATCTTCTGCTGACGCAAATCCATGCTGGTACCATTCTCCTCCTAAGTACCAGGGTCTTGATGGTAAGTTTTCAGGCATAATATCTACAACATCTTTGTATACATCAAACTCTCTGAAGTTTTTTATAGCATTTTCCATCATCTCGGTCGTATCATCCATCTTGCGAATGTTTAACGACATACCGCCTAAGTGGACGACAATTCTAGGCTTTGTAGATGGAAAGTGCTTATGTAAAAGCAGTGTCTTGCTTATTGTTTTATGCAGAATATCTTGCGACCGTTTTACTTTATCTAAATCGTTAGAACAAATGTCAAATAGCTCTCTGTCAAATATTTCTGGAGCATGAACTATTAGCTGATGAGGATTAGGGGTTATTTCAGGTTTGAAATCAATGTCTAAATCGTTTTGAGAACAGTGGAATTCGACAACTGGAGCAGGTAATGTATCATATGTCTCAAAGTCGTGAAATCTACATTTAAAACCCCAATTATTTGAATATTCGAAATTCTCCCAATCTGCTACCTCTATTATATCTTCAAAATTATACTTCGTTATATATTGCTCTTTATTTACAGAGTTGTTCAACACTTTCCCATAATAGCTTTTTATCTCATGAGGGAATATTCCTTTTCCTGGGGATTTAAACACAACATCTTCTTTTGTGAGAACATGTCCTGGTAGTAATTCTGTTTTTGCTACGGCTGATTTGGCAAACAATTCTTTGTTCAGGGTTTCAGCTTGGTTTACCTCTTTCTTATTTCCTATTGACAACTCAAGCATTCGAATATTGTGAACCATAGTCTTCCACTCTTCTGGAAGCATTGATGCCTTGTGGTCAGGGCCTTTGCTTAAAGTGTCAAAAGTTATATGTTTTTCTATTATTCTGCACCCCAAGCTAACCGCTGCGATAGGAATAAAAATTCCTCTTTCATGACCAGAGAACCCTACAACTTTGGAGTATTTTTTCAATTTCTGTATAAATCCTAAATTCAAAGATTCATATGGTGATGGATATGTAGATTGAGTATGAAGAAGTATGTATTTTATCTTTTTATCTGAAAAAATAGTTGCACATGTAGAAATGTCTTCTTCGCTCCACATTCCTGTTGATATAATAACAGGTAAATTATAAGTAGCACACTTTTCTATTAATGGAATATTTGTCATATCCGCTGATGATATTTTAAAAGCAGTAACACCTATGTCTGCACAAAAAACAACTGAATTTTCATCAAAAGGGGTTATGATAAGGTCAAGCTCTAGCTCATCACACAGTTTTCTAATTTGTAAATAGTCACTTTTTGACAACTCAGTTTCTTTTAAAAGCGGAATTAGGTAGTCAAAGCTCCATTCAGAGTTGTTTGAGTCCTCAAGCACATCTGAGCTGTATATGCTTGGTAAATCTCTTTTTTGAAACTTTACTGCATCAACTCCAGAATCTTTTGCAGCGTGTATTAGTTTTATAGCTTGAGAAATGTCCCCATTGTGATTTATCCCTATTTCACATATAATGTAAGTTGAGTCTGATTTACCCTCAAGTATATTATCTATTTTATTGGTTCTATACATTGTTTCTCCAGAATTTTAATGTGTCTTTTATAGTTTCTACTAGAGTGTATCTAAATTTAAAACCTAACTCTATTATTTTTCTATTATCTGAAAGAAGAATGTTGTTTAACTTATTTCTTTCATTGATTGTCTGACGATTAACTATCTTTACCGCTGTTGTTACGCCAGATTCTTTTATAGCTGTGTCTAGTAAATGCTGTATTCGTGTAATATTTCCAGAACCAATGTTATAAACCTCTCCTGTGTTTCCTTTCTCAAAAATTAGTTTATACGCCCTAGCTGCGTCTCTACCATCAATAAAATCCCTTTGACAGGAGAGGTCTCCAACGTTTAAAACAGCCTCAGCTCCTCTTTCTATTTCAATCAACCTTGAAGCAAATGCAGATAGCACAAAAGACTTTCTCTGCCAAGGCCCTATAGCATTAAACTGTCGTACATAAACAATCGGAAGCCCTTTGCTATAGTAATACATAGAAGTGTTGTATAGAAACACTTTACTTAGCCCGTATATAGAGGAAGGGTATAAAGAACTTTCTTCTTTTAACGCTTCTGAACCTTTCGCATATTCTGCTGCTGAGCCAATGATTATTATTTTCTCAAGAGACTTTAGGTTCTTTAAATTTTCATATAATTGCTCCAAGGCAACAGCTATGGGAGTGACATTTTCTTTAATTGACTGATTAATCGTGTTGTTGTCTTTTACTAATGAATTTCCCTTGGCAAAAAGAATGTAATTAGGCTGAAATTCCAGCGCATAGTCATAAATGTTTTTTGAAACCTTCTCTTGCCTGCATTTAAATTTAGGCAAATCATGGTTATGATACAGTACAAACACTTCGTTTTTTGAGTTTGAAAAAACATCACTAACATGTCTTGATAAAAAACCTGAACCAATTATAAGGATTTTTTTATTCATATTTTATTTTTTCACTCCAATCACTTTCTGGAATGGCATATGCCATTCCAGAAAGTGTAACTTCATTGTACAAGTTGGTTAATAATTTTAAAGACTCTTCTTTAGGGCGAATCAAGGAGCAGTCAAGCTTCATTTTCTCAGTGTCGATTATACTGCAGAAAGTTGCATCAATCAAATCTTTATCATGTAAGTATTTGATTAATGAAATTTCTACATTAGCATTGTGCATTGTTTTGTTGATGGATAATTTATTGATTTGGTGGTTTTCATTTTCTTCTGTTTTTATAGAAAACCCTATTATAAAAGGCTTTACACCGCAATTTATAGATTGAGTTATATATGAAAATCCGCACCTGAGTTCAAAGTCTATTTTTATCGGTATTTTATTTTTAGTTATTATCTGTCGCATAAAACTTGTATTATTGGAAGGATATGTTACAAAACTGCTTTTTGTTTCATGAATGTATTCTTTAAAAGAATCTATCACCTCTTTATTTACGATTGAATCATACACAGAGAAGTCTTTATCTAGATAATGCTTATACACATGACAGTTCAGCACTTGAACACTAGATTCCCTTGTTCCATATCCAACATTATTCATTAACATGTTATTTCTAACTATTTCTTCAAAAGAGTCAACAATACAGTTTAATGATTTTTTATAATGCTTTGACCCGCATATAATCGTTGCATTTTTTTGTAAAATTAAATCAGACATGATTCGTTTTTTTTAAACTAAGCTTTGATGCGAGTTTTTCTACTATTTGCTTCACTTTTTTGCGCTGCTCTGTTGTTGCCAGCGGGAATGGTGCGCGAGTACAAGGTGCTTGTAGTCCCATTTCTTGCAGCGCCGTCCTAAAGCCTAAGTGCCATCCTATATTCATAAGAGCTTCAAAGCCCTCAGCCTCGCGAGCTAGGTAGTAACGAGTTGATAAACCTTGCTGTTTAAGGTCTAAGTAGTTTATAGCATATTCTGGAAAAAGGCTTCCTATACCAGTTAAGAATGAGCATGCTCCATTATCATGTTGCATTTCAAACCTGCTCATAGAGCCTTCTGCTAATATTATCGCAAACTCTTCTGTTTTAACATCTTCAATTACTTGAGTAGCTTTCGCCATGTGAGAACTTTCCTCTTTCATCCCAATGATGTTCGGGTGAGAAGCTATTTCGTTAATCAAGTTGGCTTCAAAATCTACTGAGTAACCATGTTTTGCATGCTTCATCGGTTTCCCGTCAAACAAGCAAGGTCTTTGAGCGTGGTCAGTTAGCTCAAAGAAATAGTCCATAACTATGGCATCGTCGTAATACCTCTCTGGATAAAGCCACATGTAATAAACCTTGTCCAAGTGGTCTGCTGCAATTCTTTCAAACTCCTCTACAAACTTCTTTGCAGTTCTGGTGTCATACGCAGGGACTCCAACGACCACTTTGCCAGGAAAATTCTCAACCACAATGCGATTGAACTGCAATATCTCTGAGAACCCTAAAAGATTGTATGCAGATGTTCCCGCTGTCGTCATTACAATTTTAGCTTGTTTAGAGGCGAGGTGCTGAACATATAACCCAATTTGGGGTAAATCGAGCTCGTTTCCGTGTTTCGCTCCATCATCTCCCAAATAGGTGTCAGTAAATGCTGGTGGGATTGGGAATATAGGTGTTGAAAATATTTCTTTATGTTGCTTTTTTTCCATTTTAACAGTTGTTGTCAGTATAATATATTTACTTTTCCTGACTTTTTCAAGTATAATAGGAATTCTCGTTCTCTATTGCAGCTGTGACAAGACTCGTTTAGGTCTCTATCTTAAAGGTAATGCGTGATTACAGCTCCTTCATTTACGCTGAACCCGTAAAGGCTTAGTACTATTCCAGGCTCTACGCAAGCATAAACCATCATAATTCCAACAGTGGAAATTTTATTATTTTCAGGGATGCGAGCACAGCCTCTATTGAGATATCCGACATCAAATTTATTTACATTTGAACTGCTGCCTACGATTGCGACATTCGTGTGTGAGTAAACTTTAGGATTGGTCCATTTTCATATCCATTCACCATTTTCCCAAGACCTAGCATTAATAGCTTTATCATCAATAAAAACATCAAAAGGAGGCTTGTCCAATCTTAAATAATGATATTTAAGACCTGCTTCGTCAAGCTGTTTCTCCGTCAAGTCTCTCCAATCTATCCCTGTCTTTGCTCCACGCGCTGTCCACACAGTGATGGTGTGGCCTTGGTCAAATAGTACGTTGATTTTATTGATATTTTCTGATATAGACGTAGCTCCTTCGTAATCCATACCTTCTGTTTTCATCAGAGTCTCATCTATATCTACATAAACATCCATTGTTGTATTATTTTTTTATTGTAAGTCTATTTCTGTATTTATAATTTTTTGCGCTCTCGTATGTAAAACACTTTATTAACCGTTATCTGCGTAAAAATCTTTAATAATGTTGACAACAAACTCAACTTGCTCTTCGTTCATAAAAGGGTGCATTGGGAGGCTTAGTATAGATTTTGAGTTTTTCTCAGTGTTATTGTTTTCATACCCAAAAACCAACCCTTTATTGCAGACGCTGCTTTGAATGGAAATTGGGTAATGGATTACTGTGTGAACGCCATTTTCTATTAAGTGTTTTTGGAGTTCTTCTCTGTTTTCAACTCTCAAGCAATAGATGTGAAACACTTGTTCTTCTGAATATTCAGCTTCGATAGGTAGTTTTATCTGCTTGACATCTTTAAGTTTTTCACTGTAAAGAGCAGCGATAGAGCGGCGTTGAGAATTCCACTGGTCTAAGTGAGTTAATTTCTCTTTTAAAAAAATAGCTTGGATACTGTCCATCCTATTATTCCATCCATCAACAATATGTTCATATTTTTTTATACTACCTAAATTTCTGAGAGCAAGAAGCCTTGTTCGATACTCCTCGATATTAGTAGTAATAACTCCAGCGTCTCCTATGGCTCCTAAATTCTTTCCAGGGTAGCAACTATATACACAAAGGTCTCCATATTGTCCAACCATTTTCCCTTCGCTTGTTCGAGCTCCATGAGCTTGAGATGCATCTTCAATCACATAACATTTAAACTTTGATGCAATGCGCGAAACTTCTTTCATATCAGATACGTGTCCATATAGGTGGACGGGCAATAAAACAATGTTGTCAAAATCTTTTCGACGGTTTTCTAGGTGGGTTTCTAAAAGTTTTGTGTCTATTTGAAAATAATCATCATGGTCAATAAGCTCTATATCAAAATCTCCGTGTTGATATTTAACAGAGTAGATATCAGCAATATATCCATTTGCTGGCATTATCACTTGAGTCCGACCTTTGAGCTCAAGTGCTTGAAGAGCTAATTTAAGGCCGTCTGTGCCATTAGAGCACCCGATAGCATAGTTTGTACTGGTATACTCTGCAAACGCTTCTTCAAAAGCCTCCACTTCGCCTCCGCCGATGTAGTAGCCTTTTTGAAAAAATGCATCCAACTTTGGTTGAACCACATCTTTAATTGCATCCCACTGCGCTCCTAAGTTATTGAAATCAACTTTAACTTGTTTTCGTACTTTTCCTTTGCTCATTGTTCTAGAATTTTTAATGTTGTTTTCGTTAGATGATGTTGTTTATCCATGTCTTCTTTTGTCATTCTAAAAAATGCTTGGATAGAATTTTCTAAAGGAGAAGATTTGGCGTCTGATGTAATGATGTTCGACTTATTTTTCCTTTTTACTACTTTCGTTGTCATTATACGTCGGCTGTTTGGCATTCTAATTCTAAAATAAAGTTAGACAACCATCCCCAGGGAGCCAAATATTTTTCCCACAATTGTCTATTATATGTTTGTAATTTTGTAATTACGAATCTATTTCGTTCCATCCAAGCATCGATATGCTCAGCAATGTTTGGTAGCTCGCTTTCTGGTATAATGATGGCGCAGTCCTTGTAATTGATTTGGTCTTCGAATGGTAATATTTGGTCGGAATCTATTATTAAAGGAATTCGGCCCATCATCATTGTTTCGTAGAGTCTATAGGAGAAGTTTCCTGCGCCTCTTGCACAGAGAATAAACACGTTGTTTCGAAGATTGTCTATGAATTCTCTTCGGGCCTGACCCTTGGGGAGCTCTGGTGCCCAGAATCCTTTTCTCAGAATGAAATCTGTTTCTAGAATGGTTTGTTTTCTGAGTTTTTGTATAGCTTTTCTTCTCACGGGGATAAACGCTTGGCCACAGAATCCAACAGACAACTGTTTATTTGGGTTATCGATTATCTTCGATTGGTCGTAAAAATCTCCTGTGAACGCTGGAAATGCATATTCATTCTCTTTTCGGTCTCTGGTGTTGAATGATGTTCGAAACACATAACCTTGTTCTGGCCTAACATTTATTGGGTTTTCATCGTCATCGTTGTAAATCACAATTATCTTCTTCCCTGCGTCGTTTGCTTCTTTGATTAACTCTTTGGTCTGAAGGGTGTCTTCATATTTATAAGGAAGGACTGCATAGTCACAATCCTTCAAAGATGCGTATTGAATGATGGAGTCCCCGCTGGACATTACTCTTGAGAATCTGTCGTTGTGAAGTGGCTCCTGGGGCCAGTTTGATGTATCCTCAAAAGGCATACAGAAGATGGTCTCGGTCATCCCTCCATCTTTTCCTTTGAAAGCTTTTTTGTTGTAGTATATTTTGGTCATACCAGTTTTCGTATTAACTCCTTAGCTCCTCCAGCTGACTGGAAGTGAAGAGTGTTAAAAACGACATTCTCTCCAGTAATTATGTTTTTAATCACGGGCATACCGTCAATCATTTTGAATTTTTTAACAAAAATCTTTCTACCTAACCCTATGTCTTGTTCAACCATTTCGTACTCAACTCGCTCTTGGTTCTCTGCCGCGTTGATGTTGTGGTCAAAAGTGGAGCCTTCAAAAACGGATGTCATGCATTCGACTTCGTTTTCTTGAGCATACAAATACAATAGAGTCATGTCGCAAATTCCGCCTGGCTGTTTATTTTTGATGTGATGTGCTTGCTTGCGTTTGAGACGTTTTCGAGCAGATTTTTCTACATACTGAGCCTTCATAAACACCCAAAGCTTCTCTAACTCTGTAACCGTCATGTAGGACGTGTGCGCGGAGCAACTCCAGCGATATTCTGGCTGGTGAGTTGGCACGCTCATCCCTATTGAGTTGTGACGAATTCTGGCAGTAATATTCTCGTTTAGGTTTTTGAAAATCAAAACATCTGAATCCAAATAAACTGCTGCTATGTGCCCTTTTTCTTTTAAAAGGTTCAGCATCATTTTCCACCTTACAATGCAAATGTGTTCAACCCAGGCTGAGTTGGTTGACATGTGCGTGTATGTGTCTGTGAATTCCTGAACTCCTTCTAAGTAATCTTCCGATTGGACCACTTCAATTCCTTCGTACTTAACTTTTTGGTCCGTAATCAAATAGACTGTGTCATGAAATTTCCTCGCTTGCTTCAAGACAGGCTCCAAATACCAGGCTGCTCCAAAATGGATAAAAACTATTGGTAGGTTCATAATGATAACTCTATTGATTTATGAAAATTCTCTGGGCTCAAGTAGTTGTCGTAAACATCTTTCATCGCAACACGCATGGTATTTATGTCGCTCAAAGAGAACTCTTCTAATACTTTTGAAATGGTCTTTATCTTTTTCTCTGGGATAGTAACCGAGATTAGGGCCCAATCAATGTCTTCGTGTAAAGGTGGTCTGTATCCATCTGCTATGATAACAGGTATTGTGCCCATAGCCATCGCCTCAAACATTCTAACCGAGCTTATCCCTGTTCCTCTCGGACAAAGAGCAAACTCACAGCTAGCCAATGCGTTTGTGTAATTTTTTGAGAACTCCTCTCCCAAGTTTACATCTAGACCCCAGTGGACTCCACTGTCAGTACATTGGTCAGGAAACAACTTTACTATTCCCTTCCTAGTGTGATGGGTTGTGGTCGAACCTAGGAATCCAAACAGTTTCGTGCGACCGCAAGGCTGCTCAGAGACATTAACAGGGAAATGCGGAATAGATATTACATTATTGCTGTCAGTGGCATGTGGGCTACACATGACGCTGTTGTTGTCTACTTGCAGTTGATTCACAAGAATATGCTGACACACAAGTATTTTTTTCTCCTTCGGGTCCAAAGAGTCTATGACGCTCTGCGTTGCTGGGGCACCAATGTTATTTATCATGTGAGCCAATGGCAGCATGTGAAGAACCCAGTCATCACTAATAGTGGATTCCTTCAGCTTTTGAAACATTGTTTCTTCTGTCGGAATGTATGGGTCTTTGCCATAATTGTGTTCTACTACTTTCATAGTTGAATAAATGTAATCTCTGTTCGTTTAGGGTTTGTTTTCAAAATGACGTAGTCATTTTCCTTCATCATCTCAATCATTTTTTCGGTATCTATTGAGATTTATCATCCAAACAAAAATGGTGAAACTCTACGCATATTTGCTTAATTCCTACACACTCTTGAAGACACTCATATTCAGAACCCTCTATATCCATTTTGATGACGGAAATATTGCTATAACGTTCTCTAAGTTCTTTGAATGAAACACATTTAGCCGTATAAGTTTCTCCCCCAACGCTAGCGTGATTTGGAAGAGCGCTCTCACTAACCCAGTCGGGGTTTGTATTTTTATGCATCACTATCTCTTTCACTCCGTGTGGGGCCACAGCCTTTTCTAGTAGTTCGAAGTTTTTTGGATTTAACTCATTAACATGATTAATGCTTTTTTCAGTTGGGTCCACTCCGACTATTTGTATTTTTCGATGTTCTTGGAGCTCTAAGGGGAAAGTAATGTCTTCTCCTAGGCCAGCATCGATTATAAAATCGCCGTCTTTAATGTGGTCTAAATCTACGGTCCAACCGCCGTAATCGGTTCCAAAGTGTCTTATATTAGGCATATGTTTTCATTTGTTGCTTTACATACTCAAACATCTCTGCTTTCTTCTCTACTCCAACAGTGAAGTTTGCGTGATGCGCCATTATGTTTCTTGGTAGGATAAAGTTTTTTTCTCCATTCCAAACTTTCGCTCCGTTAACTGAGGCGATTGTAAAATATTTATCCTGGGGAAGCAATTTATACCGCACTCTACCCTTGTGGACGTTCATGGCTACTTGGTCGTTTGCAAAGTCAGGAGTAACCTTGTGGATGTGTTTTAAGAATTTCTTCATAACCTTTGTTCCTCTTCCGATGAAAAGTCCAGCGCATATTGTTCCGTTATCAGATTGAGCAACCATATCAGTCTTGTCATCTATATACGTCAGTATGTCATCGTGGAAATTATCAAAGAACTGAATGTCACAATCGGCAAAAACAAATGGTTGGTCTGAATTTTCTTCTGCGGCCCGAATCAAAATATCGACTTTATCAACCATTGTGTCGTTGAAACCTTTTGTTCCGAAATCTCCGTTTCCTTTTTGACCCACAACTGTAACGTCTAACTCAAAGTCTTTATCCAAACCCAATCGATTGAATGACTCCAGAAAATAATTTTCGTAGAGCTCTCTGTGGGACTCGCTATAGAATGTGTAGATTTTCATCTGAGCTGTCTTTTTATGTTTGATTTAAAATCTTCCGAAACGGTTTTAAGCTCACTTCTCATTAAGTCTAGCTCAGACGAGTTTGGGTCTCGCTTGATTAATTCGATATTGACGATGTCGTGTTTGCTTATTCTGTTTCTGCATATCATTCTAATTCCAATCACGGGAATAAAAAATCTAGCGTTTGGGTCCGCTATGGTGTCGACGATTAAATCCATCATAGTATCTGGGAAAACAGGCATAATTTCTAAGTTGTACTCTTTGCTTTTCAGCCTTACCGCTGTTTCTAAAATGCTATGATTAATTTGGTCGAACCGTCTTAGCTGTACATAATCGAACTCCCCTGAGTTGTTTTTTACTCCTTTAATCCAAACTTGGAAATCTGCAAATGTCTTTACAGATTTCAACCGAGTTAGATTTACGATTGAATTACTTACTTTCATTATTATGTTTGTTTTAGAGCGAACCTTTTATTCTTTCTATCTTCAAAAGTTGTCTTATCAACATGAATAGGACCTTCGTTTTTCTGGTAAAGACCGTCCATTTTCCCAAATCCCCACGCCCAATGCTGGTGCTCAATAATGACCATTGGTGAGTAGTGAACTTTATTTAGAGCCCTGGATACTTCCATGAATTCGTTATCACAATAAAGCGATACGTAAGATGGGTGGTATATGTACCCGAACCTATTATAGTATTTTTTTCCGAGTATGCAAAGTGTGTTCAGTTTATCTCCCTGGTGTCCGTCGTTAAAATGGAGCACGCCATCAAAGTCTGGGAAATGTTTTTTGAAACCTTTTCGAATATGCATGTCATATCCTTGAATCTTTGGCATCATATCATCCGACACCAGCACCACGATATTCCAAGGTTCTTCGTGCTCTTGGATGTCTCTGTTGCAAGCGAATATTTTCCCTTTGGATTCTCCCACAACTGCGTTTAGATTCTTGTACTCCGATAATCTCTCTAACACCTCAGGGGTGTTTAATATTTCATCGTCGTGGTCAATCGAAATAAGGAATGTGAAATTTTTTTTGTCCACCATTAGACCGTAGTACTGGTCGAGTTTCTCGAAAAGTTTGCCTTTGCGCTCTCGCGCAGGAAACTTAAATAAGATATGTGCGTCTTTCCAACTCATTCTACAGCTGCGTCTTTTTTACCTGTGAGCAATCGAAGTATGCCTATATCTTTATGAATCTCTTCCGTTTTTGAAATATCGAAAAAATGAAGCTTGTGACGTTCTCCTTTCATTAGCTGAATATTAGTGAGCATTTTTGTGAGAAAGGAAGTTTTTTCGTTTTGGTCTGGCTTCTGTGTGAACAAAACGCTTTTTTTTGGACACAGAGATTTATGTCGATGATAATTGCCGAACATTTGAAACCCTTCCTGAAGGTCCTCTCGTGTTGTAAACGGAATTGCTTTGATTATTTTGGCGATTTCCTTTTTACGGTAGATACTTCCAGCGATGGAAAAAGGTTCATTGAAATCAACATAATGGACTGTCCAGTCATATTTAAGAAGCTTCCCCGACTTGCCTTCTGGCTTAAAAATGTTTTCAGCTCCTAAAGATGAGTTTTTCTTAATGTTCTCACCAAGTCTTGTGTGAATAGATAAGACCTCTTCATCTGAAAAAGTTTTGTCTAAGTCTGGAATAACAAAAGCGCGATAGAACACATCTTCTGTTGTGCAAAGACAAACATAGTCTTGGTCTGTTCGCTCGTTGATGTCTTTCAGAAAAGCATCTTTGTAACTGTCTACTTTTACAAAGTCTAGTTTTTCGCTTTTGTATTCACGAAATATTAGCTCGTACATCAAGGAATAATCCGATGTAGAAGCTTTGTATATTATTGTAGTGGAGTAGTCTCCAATTACGTTCTCCTTTAAGCTCTGGAGAAAGAGGCGTGTATTAAACGCGGAGTCCTCTGAGAGGGCAATAAATTTCAACATTGTTTTCTGCTTGCCTGGCTGGCAATAAAAACTTAGGAAATGTGCTCGTCGATTTTGTCACTTAACGCTTTTACTGTCTGCATGCCTATAAGAGAAGCTACGCTCTCTCCTTCTTTGATTAAGAACATCTGAGGAATACTTCTAACTTTGTACTCTTTTGCGAGCTCAGAGTTTTCGTCCACATTAATTTTAACAATGCGAATGCTATCATATTTATCAGCAACTTCATCAAGTACTGGACTAAGGGCTCTACAAGGCCCACACCAGTCTGCATAAAAATCTACAAGAACGAGGGTGTTTTCTTGGATTGTTTGTTTGAATTCTGCGGTATCTGCATTTGCTACTTCTGCCATTTTGTTTGTGTTGTTGTAAGTGTTGTAATCGTAAATAAGATTATAATGCTAAAGTAACAAAATTCTTTTTCTATGCCTCAATCCGCGTCAACTAAAAAACCTCTATTCCACTTTTCCCAGCTATTTACTTACACAGCCAGAGTTTATATACCTCTAAGCTGGGTGGAAAGAGAAGCAAAATCAACTTTTTCTTAATATTTATTACAAAACACACACTTCGATGTCTAAGAAATTAAGTCCGACGCTTGTACAGGAAGCTATCCTTGCAGAAGCAAAGGTAATCAAGAGAAAAAGAGAAATCTACACTCAGCTGCAAGCTTTGAATGAAGAGATTCAACAGCTCGATGAGCGTGGCATGGTAGGGACCTTCGGTTTTGAAGGAAACCCTAACGACCGAGTTCATACTTCAAAAACTGGGTTCGTAAACGACTTCCAAAACATTTCACACGTTGCCAGGTTGGCAGCTGAGTTTGCTGAGGCTGACGCAATAGATGAGTCAACCCAAGAAGAGAATACAAGGCTAAGAGCTAAGCTTGATGAACTGCAGGCTCAGTTGGATGAATCCAACAAAGCAGTAAAAGCGGAGAAAGCAGAAAAAAACTAAGTAATCAATCCCGATAACACAATCATGAAAAAAGTAATTGCAAAATTAACAAAAACAGAGCTTAATCAGTTGATTGCTGAAGAGTATGCAAACCTTAAGAAGGTAGTATCGCTTAAGGCAAAAAAGGAAGCTATCCAAAAAGAGATTAAGCAGCTAAAAGAGTCTTACGGGCTTAGTGAGGTTGAGGTTTCTGGTCACAAAGATAAAGGAGATGCCTATTTTATGAAAGGTCTTCCAGTTCAAAAATTCGAAAAGAAAGGGACTCACTTGAAAGAGATGGACCTTGACGATGAAGAGATGGACACAGAGATGGACACAGAGATGGGTGCAGAAATGGGTGAAGAAGAATGTGGAGAAATCGAAAGCATGCTTCGCGACCTCGGTAGAAAGCTTGACGCACTAGTTGACGGAAATGAAACACCTGTTGATGCAGGCATGGAAGACATGGAAGACATGGGTGGAGACGAAGAAGAGCTTGAAGTTGACATGGGTGGAGACGAAGAAGAGCTTGAAGTTGACGAGCAGTCACAAATACCAGTCGCAGGAGGCGATGATTCTTTTTCTGAGGAAGATATTGTTTCTGATGAAGATGACGAAGACACAATCGACGAACAAGACGGAGAAACTGTGGTTAACGCTGCAAAAGAAGACACCGTTAATGATAACATGAGTAAAGTTGATAACAAGAACGCTGAGGCAGACAAACTCTACGAGGGAGCTGGTAAAGGCAGAGGTTCTAGACTTAATCCAAAAGGAAGTAGGGTTATCAACGAAGAGCTTCAAAGAATGCGAAAACTCGCAAATCTTATTTAATAATAACCATGAAAAAACAGTTTCGGGATATACTGAGAGAGAGTCTACAAGAGCAGGCTATTTCTGCTAATTTCGACTCTAAGATAAGCGAAATTGATATTCTTATAGACGCTCATGAGCGTGCGCTTGAAAAGGCTGATAAGGATATGAATACTGAGGACCAACCTGCACACAGTGAGGCTTTAAATCGTAGAATCTCGGAACTCGAAAAGCTTATTCCTTTATACGCTAGGAAGGAGCAGTTGATGATTCAGACGCTTGATGCAAGCAGGGGAGAGGCAATTGACGCAGTTGACTATGGAGCAGCAGCGGCAGGATAGAACTCTCTTACATGGAAACAAAAAAAAGGCAACCTTTACGGGTTGCCTTTTTTTGTTTGAACAAATTAACTTAGGTCAACAGCTCTTTTCCATCATCAGTGATAATTTTTTCATCACTTCTTTCGACGATGTCGTTGTTTCGTTTTACCTTTTTGGTTATCTTCTTTAGAGAACCAGACTCAATTTCTTCTGGATTTATAAGGTCTTTCTTGTCGCTCATGATTGTTTATGTTAATAGTTCTCTCCCGTCAAGGGTTTGAATTTTGTAATTTTTCTTCTCTTGTAACTCTGTTACGGAATGGGCCATTCCAAATGATTTCTCCTTCTGTTCCATCACTCTGTCTTCTTGACTCATTAATCCGTCATGAAGTGTTTTTGCCTTCTCAGCTTTTTCTGGTTGCTGTTGTCCAGCAAAACCATATGCACCTAAAATGTTCATGTTGTGTTTTCATGTAAATAGGCTGATTTTCACAAACATTACCTTATACCCGTTAGTCTCTACTTCTGTGCTTGCTGGGGCGGAGTTAGCTTTTTAATTCAAGTTTATACCTCTTCATAACATCTATTAGAATACCTGAGCGAACGATTTCATCTTCTGTGAATTGTATAAAACCAATTTTTGGAAGGCCTTGAAACCTATTAAAAGCATCGTCTAATCCTGAGCGCTGACCATTTCTTAGATAAAGGTCTGTTTGGTCTGTGTCTCCGATAATTATAAGCTTTGAACTTTCTCCTTTACGAGAAATCCAAAGCTTTAACCCAGCTACTGTTGTATTCTGCGCTTCATCAATTATTGCTACTGAATTTTCAAACGTTTCACCACGAAGATATGCAAGAGGAACATATTTAACAACGTCATTCTGAATGAAGTCCTTTGTCTTTGTTGAGCCTACAAGTTTTTTAAAATTTCCCAAAAATGAGTCCATATAGGGGTCTATTTTTGAGTCTATGTCTCCAGGTAAGAACCCTATTGATTCGCCAGCTTCTACAATTGGTTTTGTGAGTATAATCTGGCTATATTCGTTGTCAATTTTCAGTAATTCTAAAGCAGTTTTTAAACTAAGTAAGGTGTTGTGAGTAACATTATAATCTCTTGTCACATATAAATGTCTTGGGTGGTCTATGTGAATACAAACACACTCTTCTTCTCCTTGTTTTTCGACACCAGTAATATATTTTATTTTCATTCTTTTTTTATCAGAAAATAGTCCTGCTTTTCTTGATAACTTAAAAGGGTTAAGCGTTTCAAATAAAACAGTGACAACATAGCATATCTTTCCTTGCTTTTTTTCTCCAAATTTATCTGTAAAAAAGGGTTTTTTAGTTCTAATTGAAGAAATACCACCAAGGCTTCTAATTAGCTCCATGACTTGACTAGCTAAAATTTGCGACGTGGTGTAATATTCAATAGAAGAGCCATTTTTAGGGATATGCCCATCTGTATCCATTAAACCCCTTAGTAACTCCACCCTATCTTCAACAGAAGAGTAGAGATATTTATCAGGAATTATTTTCTCATGAGATTTTTGACCCATTAAACCTAAATCCCTCATCTCAAAGAGGAGTAAATTATTCGCCTTATTTGACCTTGTCTTAGTTGTTATGTAATAATCATAATTATCTCCAGGTTTTTTACTTATCTTAACAGGGTGAGGGAGGCTTTGCTTAAACTCACAAATAATTTCTTCGTCCGCAGAGCTAAACGAGACAAAATGTTGGCTGTAGCACCCGTCGCCTATTAAACAGCCCATTAGATAAGGGTTAATTATTAGTTCTTTATTTGCAAACTGTATAGGATTGCAGATGGGGATTGAGTGGTTTTTCCTGCCTCGGTTAGTCAGTAAGCTCTCTTTTATTTCAAAAGTAGTTTTTACTGCTCCTGACAGCGGCTCTCTTATTGCAACCCCATTCCTTTTTTTTCTATTATTTCTATCAGCTTCTGTTTGTGTTTCCCATAAATGCTCACCACAGCATAGTGTATGCGTTCCATCAGAAAAAGACACCTTATAGACATCTTTTTCTCCTTGTGGATGAATAGAGTTGACATTTACAGGTGTTCCATCAACCGAAATTACTTTATCTCCAGGACGAATGCTTCCGATTTCCACAAAACCGCCAGGCGTTAATATAGGCTCAGTTAGTGGTTGCGCCTTACCTGTCCCAGCAGCTCCAGCAACAAATGTGATTTCATTTTCCATGATAGTTTTGCACAGAAGCTTTTGCTTAGCGTTTTTGTGCTTAATATCTTTGTTGATTTGAAAATGAGATATTGCATTAAGCCTATCCATCTGAGCTTCCTTATCTCTCTCTAAGCCCATTTTTTCCAAGTCGCTTTGTATCTCACGAGATGTTTTTTGGCGTTGTACTTTTCTGTTTTTATTCATTTAACATTATTATCAGGCATGTGTATCAAGAGTAATCAACCCTCTTCTCAATATCAATGGATTATTCCAAGCTATTTAGAAGAAACGTTTTATAGATGTCTGAAAAAATTAGCAACGAAGAACTTAAACACAAGATTGTTACCACCATAAGAGAGGAAGGTCTTGACGGAATCTTTGGGGAGGAGGTTGTGCTTGCTATTCAAGAAAAAGTTAAGCACATGTACAAACAGCAGCTTGAGAAGTCTGTATTTGAAGACGTACCGCAAGAAGAGCTTCAAGAGGAAGTTCAGGAAGAGGAAGATGGGCTTCAAGAAACGGATACTAGACCGCCTGTGCAAGGTGGTCCAAATCAGTTTCCTTATGAAGATGATTTTATTGACTCAAATGCTGTACCAGGGCAAGACGTTGAGCAGGAAGATATAGGGATGACAGCTGGAGAGGCTGTGTCAAATGTTCCTTACACTCCTGTTCGTGCAAATACTGCACAAGTTCCCAAGCCATTACAAAACCAGGAGCCAGGTGAGATAATTGTGTTTGACTATAATGATGTTGCAGCAGTAAGTGGCGAAGGGTTAGCTAACAAACCATTTAGAACAATGGATGACCCAGAGTCTTTGAAGACTATTCACGACTTTTGGATGCAGGAGGGTAAGACTGATGTTAAAGTGTACGCCGCTAAGTTTGAACAAATAGGGATTGTTAAGTACGATTACCGAAGTGGCACTGCACTGTTTACAGACGACAAAGAAGCTCCAGAAGTGATAAAGCCTTCGTATCAAGAAAATCCTTATGCTACACCTAGCACTCCTCATATAGATGAGCCTTCAACAGAAATCGACCTCAGAAAATCTATTGAGTCATCTGTCGATTTGGAGGCTGTTTTGCTAAAGGTAATGAAAGACATTTTAAAAGATGGACTAGGTGTTGCGCAAGAGCCGACTGTGCCTACCGAAGTACCAACTGCTCCAGCTGCTCAGCCAGTATATGAGAGACAGACGAAAGAGAACGTTATTAATACGTTTAAAAAAGTTGAAACACCAGAGGCCATTCAAAATAGACTTCTGGGCGAAAATGATAATCGTGTGGAGTATTTAGGTCAGTCGTCAGAGTATGCGACGTATTTATTTAAAGATAAAAGATACGTCGTTTTTAATGAGAATGAAAAGACAGCATATCGTCAACCTTGATATTAAGAGGATAATTGACTATTAATTATAAAATAAAAACATGGAAACAGTTTGGAAAATAACTAACACAGGAAGATTAGACAAGATTAAGTTCACCGTTGCTATCGCATCGAATAAATCTCCAGGAGTATTCTTAAAGAAAGACGAATTTATTCTTTCACAAAAAAGAATGACTACAATGCTTGATGCCCAAGCCAAGAGAGGCTACGTGGCAATTGAAGAATTTGAAAATGTAGACAACATCGTTATCGGAGAGGTAATGAAGATGTCGGATTCTGAGTACGCTCAGAAGCGAGTTCAAGATTACTCTAAGTGAACTACCCACCCACGCCAGAGGCGATGGGATGGGCTTCAAGGGTCAACGCTCCAACTAGTGTTGGCAACTTACCTTGATTTTTTCTGTCAGTTCCTGACAAAATATTTCTTAATGTACAAAAATACAAAAGTTTAAAGAAATAACAAAATTTATTTAAAATAATTAAGATAAGGTCGCTTACATCCCACCCACACTACGTGATGAGTGGGCTTTACGCTCCGTAATGTAAAAATGCAATTCAAGGTCAAAAAGAAGGAAGGCTAAAATGTGCTCCAGTATCAAAAGCTGAAAGAGAGATAGTAAATAGACTCAGAGAAAAAAGCATAAAATCTGAATCTCAGTTTTCGTTAGAATCATTCAAGTTCGACATATACATCCCTGATAAAAATCTTCTTATAGAATATAATGGAGACTATTGGCATTGTAATCCTTTAAAATATTTACCTAGTTTTATTCATCCTCATAAAAACAAAACAGCTAAAGAACTTTGGAAAGCTGATGATAATAAGAAAAAGCTTGCAATTAAGTCTGGATTCAATCACCTTACTATTTGGGAATCTGAATATAATGCAGATAAAAATAAAATAATAGAATCACTGATATCATATGGAGAATAAAAGAATTAAATTGCTAGTTTGCCCGTCAGATGTGCAAGGCGTCGGGCATTTTCGCTCAATCTGGATGGCTCAGCAACTTAGGAAATCCCACAAAGAGGAGCTCCAAATTAAGATTGATGTCACTCCTGATTTTACCAATATAAACTACCTGTCATCATTTGATATAATTCATTTCCACAGACAGCTTGGGCCATTTGAAGCATCTGAGAAACTATTCGCGGAGCTTCAATCCAAAGGGACTGTGCTGGTGATGGATATTGACGACTTCTGGAGTCCGCCTCCAACTCACCCTCTTTATGATTTGGTGAAAGCTGAAAAAATTGACAAGCATATAGAGAACAATTTGAAACTTGTTGATTGGGTCACTACGACCACAGAGATTTTTGCAGAAAAAATCAAAGAGGTCAATAAAAATGTGGTTGTGATTCCGAACGCTGTAAACCCCGAAGCTAAGATGTGGAGGAGTGAAGCGGTTCCAAACCCTACTGACCGTACAAGAGTTGCTTGGATTGGTGGGTCATCTCACTTACATGACTTGTTTCTTCTGCGTGACTCAATGGAGATGCTTAATAAGGACCAAGAGCTGAAGGATAAGACACAGATTGTAATGTGTGGATTTGATACCAGAGGTAATCTGACCAGCATCGACGACAATGGGAACAGGCACGAAAGACCTATCCAACCACACGAGACGATTTGGATGCAATTCGAAAGAATATTTACAGCAGACTACCAGCTTCTAAAAGAGGACAAGGAGTATTTTAACTGGCTGTATAAAATTAAAAATGAAAAGTATCCAAACATGGATGAAAAACCATATTTGAGACGCTGGACTTTACCTTTGAAAACATATGCAACCCATTACGACCATTGTGATGTTTGTTTAGCTCCTCTAGTAGACCATTACACTCAACAAGTAGGTCAGGGCCAGAAGGCAAAAATAGTTAAGCGACCTCACATTTTCAACAAAGTAAAATCTGAGTTGAAAGTTATTGAAGCGGGTGTTAAAAGAAAAGCGCTAATCGCGCAAGATTTCGGAATCTATTCTAAGACTATTAAAGACGGCGAGACGGGTATTTTGGTTAAGAACAACAAAAAGGGGTGGTATAACGCCATTAAGCAGGTTGTCGATGACCCTGGGTACCGACAGGAGCTTGCAGACAATCTTCACGACTGGGTGATGGATGAATATTCCATCGATAGAATTAATGGAATCAGAGCAAGTTTCTACGAGCAAGTTTACGAGGGAATGAAACAAAAAGACAAAATCATCGTATAGTTAGGTATAACTACATGAGAACAAAGATACAGCTTAGATAAGAAAATAAAATGATTAGTGAGAAGAAACTATAAAATAGAAAGGCTGGAGAACGGTGAAACGTTTACCACAAAAGAACGAGGGAGCTCAATGGTTCCTTTGATTCATTCAAACCAAGAACACGTCCTGGCTCCATTAGAACTAAGTAATGCAAAAGTAGGCGACATTGTCTATTGCAAAGTAAGAGGAGGGCTTTACACAAATTATCACACTCTCCCCTCTTCTTGTGCGCCGCCCTTCTTCCATCGATGAAAGCTGTACTCTAAGCTCTCTCTATTTTTTTGGCTTATGAGTTTCATTAAAAACCTTCTTCGATATAGTCCATACTATCGTATATCTCACTTAGATATTCTCTGTTTATAGAAATTCCAACTTTCAACTTATCTGAATTTCTTTCACCAACTTCCTCCAGGGTATCCGATAATCTCAACCAGAAGCTCGCACCCTATAAAGAGCAGTACTGTTAAAATTGTAAATATTAATGTTTTCATGATTTTATTTTAATATACGTGGTTATTAGAAAAAAGTTTCTACGAGTGTAAAAATTTACAGCACTGTTCACTGTGAAGTACGAGGACGACTACATGTTATTTTTACTTATTTATAGGTAAAATACATGCATGATAATCTACAAAACAACGAACGTAATAAATAAAAAAATCTACATAGGGCAAGACTCAAATGACAATCCTAAATATTTAGGGTCGGGGTTACTTCTTCATAAAGCGATTAAGAAATATGGAAAAGATAATTTTAAAAAGGAAGTGCTAGAGGTTTGTTCCGACAGAAAGTGTTTAAATAAGCAGGAAATATATTGGATTAAATTTTATAAAGCGACTGACAAGGAAATTGGATACAATATATCTGAAGGCGGAACTGGTGGTAAATTAGTTCTTGTTGAGGGTAAAAAAGGTAAAACTTATGAAGAATACTATGGAGAGAAGAAAGCGAAAGAGCTAAAGGCTCTTTTTTCTAAAATTAGAAAAGGAAAAAAAAGAAAATACGTCAATATAACAGCTGAGGAAGTAGGTAAAAAGGTAGGCAAAGCATTAAAAGGGAGAAAAGTATCCAATGAATGTAAGGGTAAAATTAGTAATACGCTAAAGAAGTATTTTCAAACAGAAAAAGGGATTAAATCAAGAAAAAGCATTAGCGGATTTCACACTGGAAGAAAACATAGTGAAGAAAGTAATAAAAAAAGAAGTGACGCCATGAAAGGGAGACGGCCAAAAATAATGGACATTCACCCCAGTGCTCGATATTGGTTTTTTTATGACAATAAAAATAAACTAATTTTCGAAACACTTGGAGATAAAAAGCATGCCTTAGAAAAGCTAAAAACAAATCAAAGAAAATTAGTGACTTTTGATAATTTGAACGATTGCTTAAATTATAAATTAGAAGACAGTAAGCATTTTAAAGTTTTTTATAAAAAGTATTATAAAAAGAAAACCTAACCTGGTCAAAGCTTTAGACCCGCAAAAAGGTTGTTTGATTGGAAATAATAAAGGCGGTACAAACGGGTGGACTCGACAAGTATACGGAAAGGTTACTGAAGTTCTTCCTCAATAGACTCTTCCCTCGGCGCTGGCTTATTCAAAAGCACTCTCAGGGCCGAAACGGATTTCATAAACTCTTGCTTATCGTCAGCGTCGCCAGCATCAAGCATGCTTACGGTATTTTCCTCTAGTTGTCTGTAAAATACATCTGGAGCTTCGAACGTTTTCTGCTCAAACAACTCTCCTGAGACGTGGTCGAAGAAATTGTTCAGGCACATATTTAAAACTTTCGTCTTATCCTTCCCTTTTTTTCCAGCTATCTCAAGAATCTCTAGAATTTGTTCTGCATGCTTCGTTGCGTCCATTTTTATAATATTAATTTTCAAATATAGCGAAAAACAAAAAGGCCTCACATTTCTGCAAGGCCTTTTATTTTAAAACTTTTCAACTTTAAATCTTGATTGCAGACATCTTGTCTTCAAGAATAAACTTGCGCTCCTGGTTGTCCACCTCAAGCGTAAGCTCTTTGTCGTCTCTCGACTCCAAATCCGTGAACCAGCTCTTTCCGACAATAGTCAAGAACTTCGTTCTAGAAATACTGTTCTCCAGGTCACGTTTTTCCTTTCTGATTAACTCCGACTTGTTGTCAATCCAATCTTGAATCATGTTTGTGCGCTTTGTGTCATCCATCGATTCAACCATTTTATAGAATTCAGAAAACTCCTTGATGTGTGGTTCGAGAATTTCTTCTCTCTCAGTAAGCGGCTTGCTTGCCTCAAACTTCTCAACAACTCCCTTAGCGGAAGGAAGAGAAGATAGTTTGTCGATTTTAACCTCCATCGTATTCACCATCGCTTCCTCAGTTGTTGGAGTCAAAGTTACTTTAGGGTTGAATCCATAAGAACTAATTCCAATCTCTTTCAACCACGCAGTAGCTTCTTCACCATAAGTGTCAGCGAATGATTTCGATGCACCGTCTAGGTAACACTTCTTGTAGTAGTTGAATACTGAGTTTCTCGCTTTCAACTTGGTAAGAGCGTAATGGTTTCTGAACAACTCCTCGGCGGATGCTTCTCTAACCATTTTCTGATTGATAACTGGAAGACTTGAAAAGTCTAAGTCATAAACAGAATTAGCGTTGTAGATTTCATCTTTAAGGAGTCCGTTGTCCTGGAGTTTTTCGAATGTATCCGAATCCAATGATACTGGAAGGATATATGTGTGAATCACTCCGTCTTTAATGATGTTGTAGTTACGAAATATGTTCGTGTCAAACCTTTCTGGTAAACCAAAACTGTTTGTTGGAAGACTTACGTAGCCTTTATACGTCACTTGAACAGAAAGGTTTGCTCTTTTGTTATTCCACGTGAGTGAAGTAATTGGGAAGCCTTTGTCTTTGTCTTCGTTGATGAAGCCAATTTTGTTGTCTTTGATTTTTTGCAACATAGACATTGCATCATCAATCTTATTCTCAGAGAGAAGTAAGTCAACTTGTTCTCTATCCGTGTCTGAAACGTCTTTGCGCTCAGTTTTTCTAGACATGCGCTTGTACTTCATTTGAGAAGGATACCATTTAGCGTCCTCAGAAGTCATTAAGTCGTCAATCATGTCCATGACACAATAAGCATCTTCTGCAGGCTCCAAGTCTGGGTTATATCCATCCCTGAACATTTTTTCAGGGTCTTGCATCGTTGCCATCAACTCAGCTTCAAGCTCGTTGATTTTCTGAGTACCAAAAGTGTTTGCTTTTCTTACAATGAAATATGCGTCACCCACTACTCTAAGCATGTCAGAGATTGTGTTGAAGTCGTTACTTCTTGAGTAAGCCATCATACCAGCGTACATCGGTTGTAAGATGTTAGAGTACGCATCTGGGGTTCCTGATGCAAGTTTATAGTCCACGGTATCGATTTCCGTCGAAGTACGCGGCGCTGAGCTTGTCATGTAAGATACAGTGCTGATTGATTCTGGGTCAACGAAAACTTCGTTGTCAGAGTTTACTTTGTAAGAGATGACATTTCCTTCGTCGTCATACGAGTAAGCAAAGCCATCAATGGCGTTCTCTGAGAGAGTAACATACTTTCTCGCTGACATCATTTTCTGAGTAAACTGCTTTTCCATGTACGGCTCGTAGTCTTGGAAGTCTTCTGCGAAGATGTGTGCTCCACCAACCTCAGTAGCCATCTTGTTTAACAAGTCTTTGTTGCAGTAGTAACCGTACTCAACAATCGTAGCCGAAGCCAGGTTTGGAGCAATTTCACTTACTGATTCTAGAATTTGGCTCTCGCTCCATCCGTTGTCATAACCATCTGTCAAAAAGAATAGCGAGTAAAGCTTGCCTGAATTTCTCTCTCTATCGTTGTTAATTAGGGCCTGAGCTTCTTGTAGTGGTTCACAGAATGTTGTAAGTCCACGTGAAGTAAGTTGTGAATCAATAAGTTTTTTAAGGTTTTTAAGACTTGTGTCGCTTTTGACCTGGAAGTCTTCAACAAGTACGCCGTACTGCCCTTTTCCAGAAAACCAGATGATTGAGACCGAATCTGTATCTCTTAGTAGGGTTGAGATTTTGTTGTATAGGTCTTTTCTGATTTCCAATAATTCATTCCACATCGAACCTGAACAGTCGATTATAAAAAGATGGTGAGTAGGCGACGCCGTTGGCTTTATGTCCCTGGGTGTGTCTGTTGTGAATTCTTCACTCAAAAGAAATCGACCATCCTTTAATTTAGTGTGTTTATAATTAGCCATGTGATGTATTGATTTTGTTTAATTTGTGTGTTATAATTCTAACGAAAATCAATATTTTTATCCACAAAGCAGCCCTATTGCTTCAATGGGTTTTCTTTTTCTCTTTTGTCAGTTATTTATGAAAAACACGCAATGATGAAGATGACTTCACTAAACTTCGGAGTATTAAAGGAATCAATCGCTAAAAAGGCATCTGTCGAACTATCTAGAGGATACGAGGGTGACACTCTTATGCGATTTATGGAAACTGTAAAAAAGAGTCCTTCTCTGAAAAGACAGCATTTTATTTATAAAAACATTGAGATGGCTAAGCCGTTTGAGAAAGAGAGTCTTGCTGAGAGGTTTCTTAATCAGAATTTAACTTTAATTAAAAGCCTTAAGTGGCACAAGATTACTGCTGAGAATTTAAAGCTTAGAACAAATCTTCTTGGAGCTCCAGATAAATCAACTGTTACAGCACGCGAAGACAAAAGAGGTTTGTATGAGGCAATTAACACACTAATTGAATCTAACACAAACACTGCTTTCAACGATTTTGAGTCAGAAGCAAATGCTTACAGTGAAATAATTACCCATCTTACACGAGAAGTAAAAGAAGAATCTTCTAAGAGCGACGAAATAGCAACTCATCCTAAACTTGGTAAAGCTTGGGAATACATCACAAAAAATGCTGTATCAAACTTTAACGAAAGATTTTCTCACTTAAATGAAGACGAGCAACAGTTGTTTAAGGTTCTCACTGCAGAAGGAGAGCAGAGAATAACTTATATAAAAACACTTAGAGAGGAAACTCGAAAAAATCTTCAAAGGAAACTAGATGTGTGCACATTAAGAGAAGACATCACTTTGCTTGAGACGTTTAAAGAAAAGCTTATGCGAGAAGTTGGGGCTGAAATTTTAGTGAGTGACGAGTACATTTTTCACGTAGCAGACTTAAACCAGACGCTTAAGAAATTATAAATTTGATTTTTTAGAAACTCATTACTATATTATGTAATGAGCAGAGTAATTGAAAGAGCCGCAAGAGAGTTAGCAGTTCCATCAGTGGAATTAAATAATTCTAAAGTAAAAGTAAAGATTGGAGCAACTGAAAAACGTGATGCCCCAACTACGGTTTATATTCAAGTAAGTTTTTGGACGAAACCAGCACCAAAGCACGTCAACATGTCAAATCAAGAGTTACATCGACTTATTGATAAAAACATAAACAGAGCTTTTAAAAGCTCTGCTTCTAAAGAGCTTGAACAGCATTATTATTTTACAAAGCCAAAAGACAATATCACAATTTGGAATATTCCAGATAACTTGAATTATAACTCTAAAAGAAATTACATCTCTCTAGAGTTGTATCTCCACACACTAAACACCGACAGCAAAAATGAGAGCTATCCGCTCCATTCTAAGAAAGACAGAAGGTTGTACGAGTCTGCCTTAGACATAGCTAATGTGTTTGCCGACTCAGCTTTCTTCCAAGGTGAGGGAGACTTCCAAATATTCAAAACCGCATCTCAAGTCTAAAGGGCTGCATTCTGCGAATTTCCAATCTATTTATGGGAAACACAGAATGCTATGAGCGGACTTATTTCCGATTACCAAGATAAATATATCATTTCCGAGTACTATACATTTAATGCTCCAACCCGTGAAATGATTATAGAGGCTGAAAAAAAATATCAGCCTATCGTGATGTCTGGAATTCTTCAGATAGCAGATACGTTAAATAAAAACGGTCGAATTTACCCATACGAAATTTTAAAGCGCGAGGCTGATAAGTACATGGAGCTCGTAAAGGAAAACGTGGCTGGTGGTGAACTTGACCATCCTGATTGCAACTCATTAGACACTAGCATTTTAACCATTAACGGCTGGAAGAAGCTAATAGATATTGCAGAAGATGAGTTTATATATACTTTAAATCAGGAAACTAATAAAATTGAGGCTCATAAGATTGATAAAAAAATCTTAGAACCCTATAGTGGTAAGATGTATCACTTTAAGGGTAAAGGAATTGATTTGATGGTTACTCCAAATCATAGATTTATACTTGAGACATCTGATGGGGTATCTTTTGAGAAGACAGCATCTGAGCTGTCTGAGTATAGAAGCGGAAAGTGGAGAATTCCTAAAAAAGGAAATTGGGATGGAATTAATTACGATTCCTATATAATCCCTGGAATCGAAGAGTTTAAACCACACATAAGCAATGAGCTTAAGGATAAATATTCTCAAAACCTTGTTGTTAATGCAAAAGCGTGGTTTGCTTTTTTAGGTTTGTATCTAGCTGATGGAACTTCTGCTGGAGTGTGTGGGAGCAAAGCAAAACACAACCTCGTTAAAATTACACAGAAGAAGTCTGAGAATTTTGAGGCAATTAGAAAAATATTTGATGATTTAGGGATAGAGTATAACGAACGTGTTTATAGAGATGGGAAAATAGATTTTCAAATTTACGATGCACGACTTAAGCAATATCTATTTCCTTTAGGGAATAGTTCTGAAAAATACATTCCAGAAGATATAAAAGCAGCTAATTCAGAATTGCTGACTATTCTTTTTGAAAATTTTCACATGGGAGATGGAACATCTAAAACATCTTATCATAAAGACAAAGGATATGTGTGTAAAAAGATTTTTTCTACTTCAGAAAAGATGATTAAAGACTTTAGTGAGGTGCTGTTAAAAATAGGGCTCCACGGAAATATAACTCAAGAACAACCTGTAGATAGATATATAAATGATGTAGTCGTTCTTGAAAAAGAAGTGGTGATGTCAGATGGGGCTGTAGAGATGGTTAAAGAAGAAATTTTAAAACCAAGATTGATTGAGGCTAAAAATAGTAAAACTAAATTCATCCTTAATGTTAGCACTACAGATTTTATTTACATGGATGAGAGATTTTTAAAAATCTCTCAAATCCAAAACCCGTTTGATAAAGTAGCTTGTGTCAGAGTTAAAAACGGAAATTTCTTTGTAATGCGTAATGGTAAATCCCATTGGACTGGAAACTCCGCAGTTGTATCTCTCGCTAATGTTTCACACCGTGTTGTTGAGATGTGGTGGGAAGGAAAAGAATTATGGGGCCGAGTGCAAATTGCTGAAACAGATGCAGGCAACACGTTGAAGGGTCTTCTAAAAACTGGATTCAAATTAGGAATTTCTTCTCGTGGAGTAGGAAGTGTTAAGTCTCAGGGTGGACAAGACATTGTGCAAGATGATTTTGAACTAATCGCTTTTGATTATGTATCAAACCCATCAACCCCAGGGGCTTACCTTTTTAAAGAAGGTTATATGAGACCACTTAAAGGGGTTAAAGAAAAAGCTAAATCAATAGGAGAGCTTAACCGTTTACAACTTATTTCTCAGAAATCTTTCTGGCAATCAGCGTAAAACACGTTTTCTGAATTATTTATTCACAAGCAACCAAATTAACGATGCCACAAAACGAGCAAACATCATTAGAAAAAGCATTCTTGGACTTCAAATCTTTGAAGGACACAGCTAAGGCTGAACTCATGAACCAACTCGAAGAAAAAGTAGAAGAACGAATTCTTTCGCTTATGAACGAGGAGATTCAAGAGGACGTTCCTCTAGAGGACAAAGAAATAGTAAGTGAAGGTGTAACCGTAACAATAAATGTCGATGGCGATGACGTATCAGTAGATGCGGGAAGCGACGAAGATTTGGAAACAGTAACAGCACCAGAAGAAGACGCAGATGAGATGTTTGAAATCTCAGATGACGCCGAATCATATCAAATTAAAAACGAAATGAATTACCTCGACGAACAAGAGCCATTGGCACCAGAAATGGGGGCGGCTCCTGAGGCGGCACCAGCACCAGCACCAGCACCAGCACCAGAAGCTGTGCCAGAGCCAGAAATGGGAGAAGGGCAGCCAGAAGACCAAATCATTAGCGGAATAAAAGCTTTGATTGCTCAAAGCGGAGGAGAGTTAGGGGCGGACCCAGCAGCGGGTGGAGAAATCGACATCGTAGACGATGCGCCAGAGGCAGCAATGGCTCCTCCAGTGGCAGAAGAGTTTGACATGGAAGAGATTTTCGAAATCATTGATGAAATGGATGCCGAAGATGATGAATATCTAGGTATGGATGGAAGATTTGGTGCGAAAGACAGAGTTGGTCCGAATGACGATGATATCACAATGGACGATATCATGGAGGACGAAGACGAGTTATATGAAATCGCTCTTGATTTAGATGAAGAGGAAGATGAACTCGACGAAGTGAAGATGATGGGACACAGCCATTCAGTGCAAAGAAGTACTGGCACAAGTGCAGGTCCTGAGGTTGCTGTTAAAAACAGAAGCCGCAAAGCCGCAGTAAAAGAATCTACTTCCCAAAAGGGAAACAAGAATACAGCTCATAATGAGGCGAATATCGCTGAGCTTAATAAGGAAAACGAGAGTTTAAAAGCAAAAGTCAACGAACAGAAAGGTGAAATTAAGAAATTCCATCAGTCGTTTGTTGAACTCAGAAGTCAATTCAACGAGATGCAGACTTTTAACGCCAAACTTGCTTACGCTAACAAATTGTTTGCAAATGGTGGATTCTCCGAGAAAGAGAAACTTCAAATCGCAGAGTCTTTTGATAAAGCAGCTAACGCTGATGATGCAAAGAAGCTGTACAACAGTATTATTTCTGAAAACAAACTAACTGTAAAAGACATCAAGTCTGAGATTTCAGCAACTCCTTCGAGAGCTGCGAGACCGCAGAACCAGTCTGAGCATGTAGTTCTTCATGAAAGTGCTGAGATGAAGAGGATGAAAAAACTCGCAGGAATCAGTCGTCGCGAATCATAATTGACTGACGAATTAACTAATTAATAATAAACACAAAAACACAACACAATGAGCGAATTGCTAAGAAGTGGTAAGGTTGGAATGACAACATTCAAGAACCTTGCTGAACAACGCACAGCTATCGTGAAGAACTGGGATGACTCAGGTCTATTGGAAGGTTTGCGTGGTACACAGAAATCGAACGTAGCACAGCTTCTTGAGAATCAAGCACAGGCGATGCTTAACGAGGTAACACTCGATGCATCAGCTGGTCGTTTCGACACAGTTGCTTTCCCTATCGTAAGAAGGGTATTCTCTCGACTACTTGCTAATGAGCTTGTATCTGTACAACCACTCGCACTTCCATCTGGACTACTGTTCTACATGGATGCTAGAGTTTCCTTTAACAATAGTGACAATACATTTAACAATGAAATCGGTAGAACTGCCGAAGTTGCTGGAGCATCTAAAACTGCACCAAAAAACACAGCCAACCAAAACGTAGGGCCTAATTTTGCTGACACTACTGCATACGAACGTTTTTACAACAATCACGGGTTTGACCTTTCCTTTGGAACGGGTGAAACTGTTACAGGTACGTTTCAAATAATTTCAGGTAGTTCGTTTGTAGGTGGTCTTTCTAATATAACGTTTGCATTGGACACTGGATTCGACGTGTCGAAGCAGCAATCGTCTGCAACATTACGTTATTCATCTACTACGGAAATCTATTACTCTGCTGGTTCTTCGAACACGCTTGTAGTAGCAGCTGGTGGCTCAGTACCATTCTTTAGCCAAATTCAAACTTGGACAGAAGACCAGTACGCTGGAAACAATGCTGATGTGGTCCTTGACCTTCGTCCAGCAGGTGTTTACGGTTCTGACTTCGCAGTTGCCAACTTGAACTCAGGTGGAACTGAATTCGGCGCAGCCGTGAGGTTCACCATCACTCCAGCTTACGAAATCTTCAACGACCTAGAGGCGAAAAGTGAGATGGCTGAAATCACAATCCGTTTCTCTTCTGTTACAGTTAACACTGTTACTAGAAAGTTGAGAGCACACTGGACTCCTGAGCTTGCTCAAGACCTTGAGGCTTACCACTCAATTGATGCAGAAGCTGAGCTTACAGCTCTTCTTTCTGAGCACGTTGCAGCGGAAATCGACAGAGAAATCATTATCGACCTTATTAACGGTGCGCCGTTTAAAGCTCGTTGGGATTACAACGGATTGGCTAACAACGCCAACTTCTTTGGAACACAAAAAGATTGGAATCAAACTCTCATCACTCGTGTAAATGAGCTATCAGCTCAAATTCACAAGGCGACATTGAGAGGTGGTGCTAACTGGATTGTATGTTCTGCAGAGGCAGGTGCTATTTTCGATGACCTCGAATACTTCCACGTTGACGGTTCTGCTTCACCAGAAGCTGAAAAGTACAACTTGGGTGTTGAGAAAATCGGTAACTTGGCTAACAGATATGTTGTCTACAAAGACCCATATTTGCCAGCACAAATCGTTCTTCTAGGACACAAGGGTAACACCTTCTTGGAAGCAGGTTATATCTACGCGCCGTACATCCCTCTTCAATTGACGCAAACAATTTATGACCCGAACGACTTTACACCTCGTAAAGGTATCATGACTCGTTACGCCAAGAAGATGGTTAACAACCGTTTCTACGGAGTCGTATACGTTGACAATATCAACACTTACTAATCTGCAAAGATTGGTTGGTTTGACCAACAATACCATAAAGAAGGGTTCCCAAAAGGGAGCCCTTTTTTTTGCTTAAGCCTGTTCGTAATATCCTTCGATTTGTCTTTTTGCTCCTGCTCCAGCTGTGAAGTCATGCGTGTCTTGGAATACTCCGTCAACACATGCAACCAAATGGTCTGTTGCCAAGGCTGCAATTGTTCTTTTTGGCATTAATTCATTCTGTGGTGGCACTGGACGACGCATATTTGTCCATTTCCATCCATGCTCAGCCATATACTTATCGAGTACGTGGAACTGAACTCCACTACCCTCATGCTTGGGGTCATCATCCAAGCTTAGTTTAAGCAGAACATCATGAACTTTTTGGTATGGCTCCTTAGTAACAATAGCTACAGCTCGATAAACACAAGCTCCATCTGTGGGTTCGAAGCCAGCCTCGACTCGACCTCCATCATTTTGATTCCATTTCATCATAAACTAGTATTTAGATATGTAACGGGTTGTTTTTAATAGCATAACCAATATACGCAATAAACCAGAAAAAGTTTCAAGTTACATTTTGTTGTGTTGTCGTTTTTAGTCTCATATCAATTTTTGTTGTCTTTAGTCTCATGCCAATATAAGTCTTATTGTAGTCCAATCCCATTCAATCCAGGGGACAGGCCTAGCGGTCCCCTTGTGGATTTCAACGAACCAATCCCCAGGGAATCCATCAGGAAACCACACTTCATAAACCTCACCTGGCCTGTTTTGAAGACGCAACGCTACCAAATATGGGTACCGCTTCGTGGGTTCAAACCCACCACGAATCAATGCGTCTTTGCATGCATCACTTGCATTACATGCATCTGTTTGTGCTGTTTTCAGTCTCATACCAAACTAAATATTATTGTATTGGTCCAATCCCAAGAAACAAAGCTGATGGTTTTGGGGCCAACAACGGTCCCTTTGTCGATTCGAACGAATCTATCCCCAAGGTATCCATAAGAATGGAAGTGCGCTCCATAAACCACTTCACCTGGCTTATTTTGAAGCCGCAACTGCCACGGGCTGATAGTTTTAAACCCACCACGAATCAATTGTTCTTTGCATGCCTCTGTTGATGTCGTTTTTGCCGTTTTCAGTCTCATACAAATATAAGTGTTATAGGATTAGAAGAATCCCATTCAATAAAGCCACGATGGTCTTTAGAGGCAAGCGTAACTAAAGACCCTTTATGGATTCGAACGAACCAATCACTGCGGTATCCATCAGGAGAGAGCCACACTTCATAAGCCTCACCTGACTTTTTTTCACCAAGCCACAACCGCCAGAGGTGCCTTATCGAGGCTTCGAACCCACCACGAATCAATGCTTTTTGGCATGCATCTGTTGCTGTTTTTAGTCTCATACCAATATAAGTGTTATTACATTGGTCCAATCCCAATCAACCCAACCATCGCTGATTTTGGGGCCAGCAACGGTTTCTTTGCGGATTCGAACGAACCAATCCCTTCGGTCTCCATCGTGAGGAAACCACACTTGATAAATCACTGGACCTGGCTTTTCTCCACCAAGTTGCAAAACCAAACACTGTGGGTTGTTCGCGTCTTCGAACCCGCCACGAAGCAATGTCTCTTGGCATGCGTTTGCTGTTGTCGTTTTCAGTCTCATATCAATTTAAGCCTTATTTCACTGGTCCAATCCCAATCAACCGAACTGTTGGAGGCAGGCCCAATGGTCCCTTTGTGGATTCGAAAAAATAAATACCAACGGTATCCATCGCGAGGGAACCACACATCATAAGCCTCACCTGGCTTGTCTCCTCCAAGACGCAACTCAAAAGCCCGCGAGCTGTACGTCGTGTCTTCGAACCCACCACGAATCAATGCCTCTTGGCATGCATCGCTTGCATCGCATGCATCTTTTGTTGTCGTTTTCAGTTTCATACCAATCTAAGTCTTATTGTACTGGTCCAATCCCAATCAACCCCGCTGATGGTTTTGGAGCCCCCAACGGTCCCCTTGTAGATTCGAACGAATCCGCTCCTACGGTATCCATCGCCAGGAAACCACGCTTCATAAACCTCACCTGATTTGTTTCCAAGACGCAACCGCCACATGTCCCCATTGTGTTTTTTGAACCCACGACGAATCAGTGCCTCTTGGCATGCATCTTTTGCCGTTTTTAGTTTCATACCAATATTAGGATTATTCTATTGGAAAAATCCCAATCACCGTTGTCTTTGTAGCCAACAACAGTCCCTTTGTAGATTCGAACAAATTCACCCTCAAGGTATCCATCATTAGGGAACCACAAATCATAAACCTCGCCTGGCTTGTCTCCTCCAAGACGCAACTCAAAAGCCTGCGAGCTGTACGTCGTGGTTTCACACCCACCACGAATCAATGCCTCTTTGCATGCATCTGTTGCGTCTTTTGTTTGTGCCGTTTTCAGTTTCATACCAATCTAAGTATTATTGTGTTGGTCCAATCCCAATTACCCAAACCGTTGGGGGCAGGCCAAATGGTCCCTTTGTGGATTGTAACAAACAAATCCCAACGGTATCCATCAGGAGGGAACAACGCTTCACAAACCTCGCCTGGCTTGTCTCCTCCAAGACGCAACAGACGCACGCTGTACGTCACGTTTTCAAACCCACCACGAAGCAATACCTCTTTGCATGCGTCTGTTGCGTCTTTTGTTTGTGCCGTTTTCAGTTTCATACCAATCTAAGTATTATTTTGTTGGTCCTATCCCAAAAAACAAAGCCAATGCTGGTTTTGGAGGCAGCGGTCCCTTTGTAAATTCGAACAAATTCACCCTCAAGGTGTCCATCACAATAGAACCACACATCATAAACCTCGCCTGGCTTGTCTCCTCCAAGATGCAGCCCCTCTGTGCTGTTCGTCATGGTTTCACACCCACCACGAATCAGTGCCTCTTTGCATGCATCTGTTGCATCTTTTGCATTTGTTTTTTCTGTTTTTAGTCTCATACAAATGTAAGTATTATTGTACTGGAAGAATCCCAATCACCGTTGTCTTTGTAGCCAACAACAGTCCCTTTGGTGATTCGAACGAACCAATCCCAACGGTATCCACGAGGGAACCACACATCATAAACCTCACCTGGCTTGTCTCCTCCAAGACTCAACCACTGCGAGCTGTACTTGGTTTTAAACCCACTACGAATCAATTGTTCTTTGCATGCATCTTTTGCCGTTTTCAGTCTCATACCAATCTAAGTTTTATTGTGTTGGTCCAATCCCAATCATACCAACCGATGCTGTTTTTGGGGCCAGCAGTCCCTTTGTCGATTTCAACAGACCAATCACTGGGGTATCCATCATTAGGGAACCACGCATCATAAACCACTTCACCTGGCTTGTCTCCACCAAGACGCAAAACCTGCGAGCTGTACTTATCGTCTTTGAACCCACGACGAAGCAATTGCTTTTTGCATGCATCTGTTTGTGCCGTTTTCAGTTTCATACCAATTTAAGTATTATTGTATTGGTCCAATCCAAACATCGCTGTGTTTATGAAAAAATATACGTTAATTTTCAATAAGGGTTACATTAGTAACTAACGGGAAAAGGAATCACATCGTGAATCTTCTCCGCTTTCGTCAAGAACATAACCAGGCGCTCAAATCCCATTCCGAACCCAGCATGTGGAACCGTCCCCCATTTACGAGTGTCTAGATACCATTGCATAGATTTTGAATCCACGCCAGCTTCTTCCATTTGAGTTTTTAGCGTATCGTGGTCCTCTTCTCGAACAGAGCCTCCAATCAACTCTCCAACTTCTGGGAACACCAGGTCAAAACAAATTGCCTTTCCACCTTCTCTCTTCATATAAAATGGTTTGAGGTCCTGTGGCCAGTGAGTGATAAACACAGGGCCTTTGTGGTGCGCAACTATTTCACGCTCTAGTTCAGTTCCTACATCTTCTCCATATGACAAACCAAACTCATCACATACTTCTTGATATGTTATTCGAGAATACCTGGCACCAACCTCAGATTTAAGTGATTCCAAGGTTACTCCCAACTCTTTTTGATGGCCACTTTTACCAAGTGAAACAGCCACTTTGGCAATTGTCATTCTCAGCATAGACTCGGCAAAATCCATTATTTGCTCTAAGTCATAATGAGCCAGCTCAGGTTCAATCATCCAGAACTCAGACAAATGCTTTCTGGTTGATGATTTTTCAGCTCGAAAACATGGACCAAAAGTGTAGATTTTCCCCAACGCCATCATACCAACTTCTCCATGAAGCTGACCCGAAACCGTTAAATGTCGTTTGAGCCATTCTGATTCGGCTGAAAACTGTTCTCCAGCACCCTCACAATCTGAGCTGGTCATAATCGGTGTGTGATATTGAGATACTGACTCCTCATGCATAAACGAGTGTAATGCAAAGCTTGTTTCGCTTCGTGCGTGCATAATAGCGCACATGCGTCGGTCTCGCCCTCGTGTCTGAGGAATCGTTCTAAGAAAGCTTGAAGAGTGAAATTTAGGCTGAACTGGGTAATCTTCTCCAGACTCGCCAAGAACCTCAATTGAAGTTGCTTTGAATTCATAATCTCCCCTGGGGGTTCTCCCATCTTCACCCTGCATTTGAATAGACGCTCCAGCAGATAACCCTAGGGAGACTTCGCAGTCTGAGTGTTTTATTGTTACTTGAAATTCCTCTTGCCCGTCCGTGACGGCTAAGAATGTTAATGCTTTGGATTTACGCACGGAACGAATCCATCCTTGTCTTGTTTTCATTTGTTTATTTTAAAAAAGTTTGGGCACAAAAAAAACCGCTTAGTAGCGGCTTTTGAATATCGATGTTTTTCTATCCCTTAATTGGACATAACAACCTTATTCATCAGCCGATTGGCGATGTTATTAAAATTGTTATTTAGAGAAAATGTTGTCATTGTCTTTTGAAGTCAGTTGCAAGTATATAGATAAAATATTACAATACGCAGAATTATTACGATTTTAACCATATAAAGTTTCACTTTATAAAGCGACGACCCATGATTCTGAAGTCTATTAAGGGAATGTGAAAAATTTCAGTGTTTCTTTTAAAATCTCTATAAGCAGCTCTCCATCTAAAGCCTTGAACTAAATGACTTACTAGTAGAGCAAAAAATAGGCTCACAAAATAAGTTATAGAAACCCATAATCCCCACCCTCCAGATTTACCGCTCATATAAAGAATGCTGTCAATTAGCCAAATCAAAATAAAAACTGCTTTGACCCAGTTTTTTGCTAGGGTTTTTTTGTAAACTTTGAGTACTGTTTTTTGCCACGGACTGTCATATACATAAGTTTCAACTGCCTCCTGGATTGCATTTGTATCGTCTTGGTTCAGTATATATGTTGCTTTTTCCATATTTTTTATTTTACAATTATAATCATTTCCAATGTTGGAATAACTTACATTACATTTCTTAGCAACTCAGTAATATTTTTGCTAGCTTCCAGCAAGGGTATTTTTTTTACCAGCCTCCAATAGTATTTTTCTAATTTGATTTCTAATTTGGGTTTCCCAAATAAAAGGATGAGCCTGCACGGCCTTCTTGTAATGAAGCTTTGCTGGGACTTTCATAAAAATCTCATACTCTATTGTTAACTTTCTTCCGTCAGCTAAAGTCATATCAATGTATGTACATTGGTCTTTTTTAGATAAGAAAGAAAACATTTTAGGACCCATTTCACGCCCAAGTTCTAGCGTTTTATTGCAATAGTATTTTTTTAATTTATGAGGAGCTGCATCAAACTCAGCATCAGAAAGTCCTGTTTTTTTTGACAAAACCACATCAATATACAGTTTTTTTAGGTTGAAAGGCAATTGACCGAACTCAGCTATAGATACCCACCGCTTTTTTTCGATGTATTTCTCCATTTGAGAATGAGTAGCAGCTTCAATTTCGTGGCGTTCAAGCTCTTTTATTTGTGCAATTAAAACATTAATATAGCACTTTTTTTGCGCTTTCGTAGCTGCAACAGTTTCGTCTTTATTCAAACGAATGCCCTTTTCTAGGAGATTGTCTATAAAATCCTTTTTTTCCCGCTTAGATTTATTATTAAAATCTTTTCTCTCGAAATGCACCATGTCCATAAATAGGTCAGGTTTTGCTAACGCAAACCCTCTGTAGAAGCTTATTTTCAACCTATTTAATAGAAAGACTTATAAAATGGCACAACACAACGCAAATTACACAATAGTCCCTTTTGCTTCAGGGGCAAATGGGAAGCACATCTGCGGAGATGGCGTCTCCGCATCTACTGTGCACCAAGTATACTGCACATCAGGGGGCGCTGTAACAATTGTAGCACTCGGAGGAGGAAATTTAACTGTGACTTTAGCTGCTGGACAGTATGTGAATGTTCTATGTAGCAGTGTTAATGTTGGTTCAGGAGCTTTTGTTGGCTTTAGGGCACTAGCAAATAGAGGAAATAGATTACTAGGATAATAAAAAACAAATGAGCGCATCAATAATCGGCTGCCTAACAGGGGTCACATCATCAGAAAAGAGTAGAATATACAACAGGATTAAGATGTTGCTGGGTGCGCCTGTTGTTAAGGTTGAACTTCGTGATGAGCAATTTGAAGCGATGGTATGTCATAGTATTGAAGAATATTCTGTACACGTTGCAGACTGGTTTCTTCAAAATCAGCTTGCTGAAATTTTAGGTGTACCTAGTGAAATTGATTTGACATTAAAATATGTAGCAAACACGCAGTATTTTGAACGCTCTTGGGCATCTTCTATTGGTGAACAGATTGGATTAGGTGCTAATGGAAATAGAGAGCTTAAAACAGGGGTTATAGAGCTTACTGGGGGAACTCAAGACTACCTTATACAAGCGAATCGAGAAGTTATCGAGATTCTTTGGTTTACTCCGTCGTTTATCAATTTGTTTGGTCTTGACCCGTTCGCTAATACTAATATTGCATTTTCAGAATTCGGCGCATCTTTCGCTGGACATTCAATGTATCACGTAATGCCTGTGTTTGACACTATCATGACTGCGCAGGCTGCGGAAATGAGGAACAGGGTTCGTGGGCACGAATACTCGTACAGTATACACCCAGGGCCAGATGGAACAAAACGAGTACGACTATATCCAATTCCAAGAAACACATCGACCGCTGGGTCTAGTGTTGGTATTGGAGGTGGTGCTGGAACACCAGGAACATGTTACTATAGATACTACGATAGGACTTCAGGAAATGGAAACCCAGAATATTCTGGAACTTCAGCAAACCCTGGTTACACTGCATCGACAAGCACTGAACAAGGAAACGGGCTTGTTAGTTCTTTTGCTGATGCAGGATTCCATAATCTAAATTATGACCAATTAAACGACAAGTCAAAGAAGTGGGTTCTGGATTATACGTTCGCTTTGGCCGCAAGAACACTTGGGCCAATGATTCGAGGAAAGTTTGACGGACAATTGCCTATCCCAGACGCGGAGCTCCGATTAAACTCAAATACACTGCTTGACATATCCAATCGTGAGATGGATAGGTTATATAAAAAACTAGAGGATGAACTCGAAAGACTCTCCTTCCGAAAGATTATGGAAGACAGGGCATCGATTCAAGAAAATCTCAACAAATCTCAAAGTTTCGGACCGCTTGATATCTGGATATACTAATGGAGCCAGGGGAATACAGCAGGTGGATTGCGGATAGTATCCTTAAAGCATCAGAGAAGGAAAAAGTTAATGGCAAAAAGAAAGAAGGGCCGCAGGAGGGCGAGCAGGAAGAGTAAAGAAATAGTAGAGATTGATAAATTCAAACGCTATCAGACTCAGCTTCGAGTTCATCATTTGTACCCTGCAAAAAAAGACGGTTTTTGTGACTGCGGATGCGGACAAGAGCTATCAGGGAGACAGAAACGGTGGGCAAGCACAAAATGTACAAACAAGGTCGTTAAAGAGTTTAAGATAATCAAAGGTGACACTAAGGTTATCCGAGAGGAAATACAGAAACGAGACAAGGACGTTTGCGCCGAATGTAACGAGCCAGCTGATGTGTGGCAAGCAGACCATATCATTGAGGTTAGACATGGTGGTGGCGGATGCACACTAGATAACTTTCAAACCCTGTGCACTGTGTGTCATAAAAAGAAAACAAAGGAAAACTATAATAAGAAATGAGCGACGATTTAAACGATATTGGAAGAAAACCTCAAGAAGTAGAGGACCATAATTCTACCCAGAAAGGTGTAAGAATGTTTTTTGGAAAGGAAGAGGCAGAGTTGTTTTCTTCTTTAGGTCGCGAAATCACAGAGGGATGGTTGCAGGAGAGTTTCTTGCTCTACAGGATAGACCTGCAGCAAACCTCTGTTCACCCTCTTTATGGTGAAACCAAACATAAAGTTTATAAAGAGTCTGTTGAGGTGTTCGGACGGATAAATACTCAATCCGAGGATACAACGATGCATATTGATGGGGGACCAATTAAACGTGGTCATGCCACAATGGAAGCTCATTTATACCTTGAACACTTACAAGAACTTGGTTTAGTTGTTCTAGAGAATGACCAAGATGTCGTTATGGATTTAAAAGTGGGGGACTACCTGGAATTTAAAGGTCAGTTTTTCAAAATTCATGAGGATGGGTACGCTCAAATAAACAACCAAAACTCTTGGGCTGGTGATAGAAGATTCTACATCACCATAAAAGCAAAAGAAGTCGATGAAGACCAATTTAACGCTAGATAATGAAGGTGCCAGAATACATATACAACGCTACGGTTGAAAACGTAGTAGACGGAGACACGATTGACTGCTTGGTTGATTTAGGGTTTAACACAACAAACAGAATCAGGTTTAGAATCAAAGATGACGAAGCTTATTTTGACACTCCTGAAACCTGGAGACCTAAAACAGAGGCGGAAGAAGCTCATGGTGAAGCAGCTAAGGCTAGAGCTAAAGAATTGCTGGAAGGAAAAAAAGTAGTGTTGAGGTCTGCAAAAAAAGGGAAGTATCGATACGTAGCCGAGGTGTTTATGGAAGACGGAAGCAGTTATACTGACTTAATGATTGCCGAAGGGTTTCAGAAGAAAGACTCTTACAAATAATTAATATTGATTCAATATATAATCCTTTTTTTTGAGTTATAACGCACATCCGCTTTCTTTTCGCAACCTATTTACAAGAAACACTTTGTAGATGTCAATTCTGGACAATATTGGAGACAACTTAGATAGTCAGCACGAGAACCATAACTTCCTGCCTCAGAAAATTGAGTTAGAGGATATTGACCTTGGTGTAAAAAACTTTTTTGAAGGTCTCAACATCACGATGATGGACCAGAGTGGTCGTCAACGTCGCGTCCCTATTATTTGGCTTAATCAAGAGTTGTTTGCTCAGCGAAAGAATTACTGGGAAAGCTTGACTAATGAAAACGGAGAAGAAATTCAAAGACCGTTTATAGCAGTATCTAGAAAAGGAATTAAGCAGGGTACATCACCCAACAGAAGAACTATTCCATGGATGAAAAAATTTGGGTTCACAAGACCTAGGACTTTTGATGGAACCTTAATGGGGTACGACAAGTATATGGTTAGACAAGCTACTTGGGTAGATTGTGACTATGAAATTCGACTTGTCACCTCTTACATGGTAGACGTAAACGTTTTCTATCAAGAAATTCTCAGAGATGGCTTCTCAGATGGGCAAGGATATATGAATATTAATGGTCATCAGATTCGTTCAATCCTAGGAGAACCATCAGAAGACAATCAGGTATCAAGCATTGATGATGAAAGAGTATTTCAGATTTCTGCTCCACTTGTGGTGCATGGAAAACTTTTTGACCCATCTGACCACGAAAAAAAGACCACAATCAATAAGGTTGTCGTTAAAATGTGTGAGGACGGCTCTGAGAATCAGGGGGTAGCAAAAACTTTTGGCGGTCAAAGCTCAGCTAGACCATTTAGAAATAGCTGCGACCCAGTTAATGTGTACAGTTACAATAATTTCTTATTATCTTCCGTCGCAGCTGGTCAGAGCTACATAATCTCAGCATCGACTGTATTAAATGTGTCTGGGACTACTCTTGCAACGCTGGCTCCAGGGGAAATTTATGTTGTGCCTGCAGGCGCTAATGCGACTGTATTAGATTCTACAGGTGGTACACTAGCTTTAATTTCTGGCGGGCTAAGCGGAACAATTACAGATTCAACAATATTTAATTCCACTGGTGGAACAGTTGGGACAGTAACGGCACAAGGCGCGTTCCTTGCTCCTGATTCTACTGTTTTCGATTACTCAGGAGGAACTCTTGCGAGCTTGGCGCCGAGTGGAAGATTTACAGTGGAAGCTGTTAATATTTTATGGTCATCAGGCGGAACAGTAGCAACACTAGGGCCTTCGAGTTCATACCCGTTAGAGGCTGTTACAGTTCTTAATCACACTGGTGGAACAGTTTTTAATGACGCCGAACAGGGTCAGACTAGAAGTTTGTCTGCGGGTGTAGTATTTAATTTTTCAGGAGGAACTCTTGCGAACTTGGCTCCAAACGGAGTGTTTACCGTAGCAGCTGCTACAGGTGTTGTATCAAACTCTGCTGGAGTTTTAAAACTCGATACTACGCTTGGTCCTGGTGATAGCTTTGCATATGTTGTCTCAGATTTAAAAATTTCAAATAACAGACCTAAACAGATATTCTCAATTTCTGGTGGAGGTTCCAGCTTTTTCTTAGATGATATATCATGGATTAATAGCGATGGAGCGTCTTTGTCATTTTTGCCCATCTATTATGATTTAGAAATGACTGCCCCTAATATTGACATAATCGACTCTTCAGGGATGTCTGCTAATACGGTTTTGTCTGGAACTGTTTATACAAATTTTTCAGGAATAGTTACAGTAGAAAACTCAAATAGCAGCTTTGTAACTGGGTATACTAGTTTTGGGACTTATCCATTATCAGACATAAGCATTTTAAATTCTTCTGGTGGAACAGTAGATACGTGGCCAGCAGTTTCTGCTTATACGATTGGAGATGTAGTTTATAGGAACTCTACTGGTGGAACTTTAGCTTTCATGCCAAGCATTTACCCTTTAAACGGACAAATACAAATCCCTCAATTTTCCATTATAAATTCTGATGGCCAATCAGGGACAACTTTTGCCTATAATAACCAAGTTCATACTAATTTTTCAGGAGGCGGGAGTGGGACTCAAATAATTTATCAAAGACCCTCTCCTTTTATAGATGGGACCGTTTATCGAACAGGCGATACGGAGTGGCATGCTAAAAATGGTTCGTATGATTTCAATGCAGTTACCGCTAGCACAGTTGTTGCTGCTGCTCTAAGTTACACTGCTACCGAGAGTGACGTTAGAGAAACTTATCATGGAACTATAGGAGATGGCACTGACCTTATTGCTCCGACTTATTTGTCAAACAATAATTTTTTTGGCAACAAGTTTAGATTCACAGATAGTCTTGGAAACAAAAGTGATTCAAGCGCCTCTAGCTTGTGGGCGCATGTTGATTTTAATGGTCATAATTACACGGGAGCAATAAATAACTATGTTATTGACCATTTTACAGGTGTAGGCATGTATTTAAATTACATAACTAGCGGAAGCGCTTTTAACATGAATACAACAACATCAGACGGGGCCAGTTGGGAAAGTTGGATTGATTATTTAAAAGTCTTTTCTTATTCAGGATTTTCAAACTGGAGACCTTACAGCGTTAATGAGATGACCATAGGTCCTATGGGCGCTTTTCTAACGGCGGGTTTATATGATTGGGCTGGAGAATTCTTTAATGGGGAAAGAAGCGATAACAGAATGTATTGCCTTTTAGGTGAAAGCGAAAATGCGACAGAAGCTATGTTTGGGTTTGACAGTTCGGCTCCTGAATTAACTATAGACCAAACAAAAGCGGGTGGCTCTGGGTTTGGTCACAGAATTACTAATATTTTCGGTATAAGAACTCATTATTAATATAAAGTCTTGGTGCTTTTCTGTCCTATTTATAGGAAACTTAATTAGAAATGAAAATCACCAACAACAGGTCTACAGCTGCTATTTTTATGTACAAATGGAGCAATACGACTCAAAAAGAAAAATTTGCTGCATATGAAAAGCGAACACTTCCTAATTTAACGCATGCGGACCAGGTTTTATCTCGCCAATACATTGTGAATAGGACCACTTCTGGTACTGGTACAGCAGAATCTAATTTTATAGAGGTTACTACTCCAGGGCTAGCTAACAATCACGTGGTTAATTCATTAAAAGAAGTCGGAAGACAAACTAATGGGACTTGGGAGATTGAAGCTTAAAAACGAACAACAAGTTAAAATGTGTGGTTTTTAATACCATGCAGATGGTTGCTGAAAGTTACAATTCTTACCCCTTTAGGAGCTCACAACTAAATTCTCTGACTATTTATACAACACAGGGCAATACAATCACTAAAGTAAGAGTGAAAGTAGCTCAATAGCATAAAGAGTTTACACTTATAACTATAATGGCACTAATAAAATATCAGCGTGAAGTATGCGCTTTTGTTTTCGTAACAAACGCTGGAAGATAAGGAAAACGACAAAAAAATACAACACGACAAACTATAAAAAATGGCAACAATTTTCGTATCACCTGGAGTTTACACAAGAGAACAAGACTTTACAGCATTTGCTTCTAGAATTGGTCTGACCAGACTTGGAATTGTTGGCAAGACTCCAAAGGGTCCCGCAGGCGAAGCGATTCGTGTTAATGGCGGAGATGAATTCCTTTTGAGATATGGTGCAACGGATTTTAAATATCCTTCCACCTATGTTGCCAATGCATTCTTAAGCCAGTCCAATGACCTTACCGTGACAAGAGTTCTCGGTGAAGGTGGGTTCACAAATGGTCCAGCTTGGATTATTACAGCTGATTTCAGTAATGGCACTTCTGGGAGTAAATCAGGAACAACGCTAGCGGTTTTGCGTTCAAAGAAGTCAAACGCTGGCGTAGCATTTTATGACACGCAAACAGACATTATAATAGGTAACACTACCTCTGGTTCAACGTCGGCTTCATTTACTCTTTCTGCGACAACTGGGCCACTTACAGCTCTAACAAACTCAAGTATTACTGTATCTTTAGATGAGACTAAAAATGACTACATCGCTAAACTTCTTGGAAAATCTCCTGAGGTTGCAGTTGGTGCTTATGATTTTTATGTTGAATCTATCTATCCTCACTTTATTAGAGAGGCAAAGGCTAGAGCAGAAATATATGGAATCCACCCAGAGCTTATTTATAACTCAACTTCTGCGTGGACAGATTACGCAAGCGACTACACTCACGCTGTAACTCCTTGGATTGTATCTGAGGTAATTGGTGGAGATGTTCATAATTTATTTAAGGTTCACACTATCTCAGATGGTAACTCGTCAAACAGAGAAGTTAAAGTTTCAGTTGCTAACCTCGACACAACAAATAGTTTGTTTGACCTAATTATTAGGAAATACGAAGACAGTGATGCTAATAGCTTTAGTGTGTTGGAACGGTTCTCAAGGCTATCTATGAATCCTGCTTCAAGTAGGTATTGTGGGAAAATAGTTGGAACGCAGGACGGAAATTACCCATCTAGGTCTATGTTTATCAAATTAGAACTTGCAGAGAGCTATCCAGGCGATGCTCTTCCAGCAGGGTTTAAGGGGTACTCGTTGAGAAGTATGGCTTCTGGCTCAACTACAGTTGCACCAAATATATACTTCAAAACCAGTTATCTTTCTGATGACACAGTTTCTAAAACATATATGGGTGTATCTGAATTAGGATACACATCTATTACAGCTTCTCAGGTTTCTGTAAAAAATGCTGCTCAAAACGTTGAACATGATATTTTTCAATACCCAGGAGGAACAGCAACAAGCAAAACTACTACTCTTGGATTCCACATGGAGAGCACAGCTCCTGCTGCGCTTTATTCTTCTGGAGACAAAGCAGCGCTTTCAGCATACACAAAGACAAACTCAACAGTTGTTGACAGAGCTAAATTGAAATTTACAGTTCTTCCTTATGGTGGTTTTGATGGATTTAACAAGTACTTAACTTTTGATTCAAGTTCATTGTACTCTGAATTCACAGATGCTTATACAAGCAATGTGTCCGCATTTAAAACAGCAATTGACACGATGGAGTCGTCAGAAGCTGTTGATATCAACTTGATTACCACACCAGGAATTGATTATTCTAATAACGAAACACTTGTTAAGTATGCGCTTAACCTTGTTGAAGATAGAGTTGATTTGCTCTACGTTATTGACGCACCAAGACTTACTGTAGACACAGTGAAAGGAGACCCTGAAACCGCTGTTTCTAACTTAGAATCAACTGGAATTGATAGCTCATATGCAGCTACATACTGGCCTTGGATTCAAGTTGAAGACATCAACACTGGACGTTACGTATACATGTCTCCGACATACGCTGTAGTACGTGCAATGGCCTTTACTGATAACAAATATCAATCATGGTTTGCACCAGCAGGTCAGATTAGGGGTGTTATGCCAGGAAACGTTATCAGAGCAGACGTTAAGCTTACAAAGTCTCAGCGTGATACTCTATATGCAGGTAGAATCAACCCAATCGCGACATTTACTCAGAGTGGAGTTCAAATTCAAGGCCAGAAAACATTGCAAGTTAGAGAGTCTGCACTTGACAGAATCAATGTAAGAAGGCTGATGTTGAGAGTTCAGAGGCTTGTAGCAGCTGCATCACTTACACTGTTGTTTGAACAAAACGACCAGACAGTAAGAGACCAGTTCTTAGCGAAAGTTGAGCCGATTTTGCTTCAAATACAAAATCAAAGAGGTATCTCAGCTTTTAAAGTCACAATGGATGATTCTAACAATACGTCAGACACAGTCGATAGAAACATGTTAATTGGTAAGATTCAAATCAAGCCAACAAGAGCGGTAGAGTTCATAGACTTAATATTCCAAGTCCTTCCGACTGGGGCCCGATTTGAGGATTTTTGATAACTAACTTGTAATAATCCACTTAAGATTACATAATATACAGGGGCTTGCCATCACGGTGAGCCCTTTTTTTGTGCGTGCAGCTTTTCCCTAATCTGTGTTGAGATTTTTTTCCGCTATATTTGCATATATCTTTTCGAACTGAGCCAGTCTACTCATTGGGGTAAAAAGAGTTTTGTACCAACGAAGTGAAAACTGGTATGGTGAGTCTTTCAAAATCCTCTCAAATTTTTCCTGAGTAACTTTGGTCGGCAAGATATCTTGTATCTCCTCCGAAGTCAGCGTGGTGTTGACTTCAATCTCTCTATAGGTGATGTCTTCAGTCAGATTGTCCACAAACACAAATGTTTTCATAAAAGGAGCTAGGTGGAGAAAATTAAGAATGTGATGGACTTCATCTGCAAGCCTATCTTTGGGGTACGACTTTGCTTCTCCAAAAGGTATTTTGAAACTATCTTCCATTCTTTTTTTCGCGAGCTCTAATGCTTCGCCTTTATATCCATGCTCAGACAGTATGGAGGCGATTGTGGATATTGTAACATCTTTCGGTATCCTCTTGCGATTTGACGCAAGAGAGTCGAATACGCCAGGTACAATGGAGGCGATTGATTTAACGGTTTCTCTAGATATTGGATACATGCTTTAATATACGGGGAAAACAAATAAGAGTTACATGAAACCAAACTCTCAATCTTGCGTATATATGGTAACATGAAAATTATTAGCAAGTATAAAGACTATTATGATTATCTTGTAGACCATTACGGGATAGATGAAAAAGTCACAATCGACCGAACCAAAGGCTTTGTGCCTTTTGTTTCAAACCCAACGCGAGAAGGCGAATTCAGCGTGGCTCAAGTAGCTGTGTGCGGAATGCTTCACTCAGGGCTTATTGACCATAAAGGTGTAATTCACTGGGGAGACAGTGCTATTCCTTTCGGAAAAATGCGTTCAAAAAGTTGGCTGGATGATGGGTTGAAAATGCTTTATTTTGATGCTGGTTTAAAACGGAAAGACCGAATTGACCCCAAACCAGCTCCAACTGACCTTAACGCGAGAGAAAATTGTGCTGTTGTTTGGGTTACGGGCTATAGTAGTCAAGATACTAAGAATTGGCCAAAACTTGAGGTTGTGAATTTCGCTGGTTATATTCCTGCAGAAGAGATGTTTCAAGAAATTTATAGTTGGATGAGTGCTCGCAACGAACCCGACACCACCGACACACGAGATGATGCCACAAAATTATTGAACGCAGGGTTCGATAAAAAGAAATCTTTTAGACACAGAAAATGAGAAAAGCATATAGTGAAGTCACAGTGATTGGCGAAGATAGTAAAATACAAGGCTTATGCCTTGGATATGACCATTGCTCCGAACATGAATGGGGAATAAAGGGCATTCGAAGAAAACTAGAGCAAAACGACAGGGTTTATAATAAAACCCTGGGTATTGTCACTAAAAGTGTTTTAGGGGCAGAAACCAGGATGGTTCACAACTACGAAAACATTGTGTTGGGTAAGTTTGATTATTGGCATCGAAAAGGGACTCAAATAAGTCACGAGAAAAAAAATGGATACAAAAAGAAAATTGCTTTTTTTCTCGAAACAAAAGGCATATCGATTTATGCTGATGACCAAGAAAGTGCTTTAAGGGAAGGGCGATGTAATATGCTTTCTTATTATGAACTAGAAAGAGAAGAGCCACCAGAAGGGTTTCTTTGGTCTGAGTGGGATGAAAACAATCTCAGAGCAGTGTTTACCAATGAAGATATTTTTGACGCCCTAAAGGATGTGATTAAATCAAAAAATTTACTTGTAGGATTAGGAGGTAGTTTAAACCCATTTGCAGGAGCGGGATTATATATCTTGGATTTTAGAGCTTATTCAGAAGATGATGTTAAGGAAATGGCTCAAGCAGACCTGAACCACATCAACATGTTAGAATATGCGCGACTCACAATGATTGAAAAGCGTTTGAAGAAAGCTGGTAAGAGTTGGTTTGCTTTATCTCCAAAAAAACTGAATAAGGAGGATATGGAAAAACATAAAACCAAATTCAGCGTCATTTTTTGGCTGAATCCAACTGAACAAAGAATTGTTAATTATGGCTGGTTTACTGTTGAGGAGTTGAGGATGTGGATAAAAGGAAAAGGGCCTATAGTCAAGCAGGATGAAGTGGCATAGAAAAATAGATTTAGAAACCCTAAGGAATTCAGTTTTTGTCGTGTCTATAAATATTTTGGCATATAATACATTGCTTGATAAAGGTGGAGATAATGTAGAAAATCTTATACTAAATTCTCAAAAAACTCTTTCGGAAGGGCTAGGAATTGACAGCAATGAATATCTTCCAAGTATTCGTCTCAGCTTTTTTGAAGAGGACCGAAAAAAAACTCAAATAAGTTTTGGGTTTTATAAAAAAGTTGACGGGCTTAGGAGTGTGGCGACTCATTTTATATTCAACTCAGATTATATTAAGACGTATCTTAATTTGGAATGATGTCTGGCGGTATTTCGATGTTGATGTATCCTTGCTGAGGAATGGATAATCTATTTCCACCGTTGTAATAAAGCTGAAATTCTCCTCTGTATTTACCAGCTTCGTTTGTATCCACAGCCGCCCAATTGTATTGGATTGTTCCGCCTGATATAGATTGTAGCGAGCCAGCGGCTCCAGCTACTTTGTAATTCCCATGTCTATCCACCATTGAAAATGTAACAGCGGTAGCCCCAGTCATGTTGAATGGTATCCTAGTCGTGAGATTGGAGTAATCAAACACACAAATTCGCAACACTGGCAGAGTATCGTTTTGCTTGATGATGAAATCTCTTTGACTTAAAGGCATTATGACGTTGTGAATTGGTTACTAACTACTGTAAAATCTAGTGGTTTGTTGTTAAGCATTTCTACTTCTATTTCTCGTCCCACTGTCGGAGACATCTTAAACTTGAATCGGGTATACTGTAACTTTACTGGGGAATCAGCAGTGTACTTAACTCTCCAATAAATCTCGTAATTATCATCTGTGTTATAGAGAATCTCGTCGAGGTCTGCGAAATAGAATCCTACTTCTTGATTTGTTATTGTTGCTCCTGATTCCACAAGGGAATCACCAGTCGATGCGTTGTATACATCAGCAGTAAGAGATGCTGGGTTTATAACTGTATATGACTCGATGTTTGTACCCCCACTGTTTGAAAACGTGAGTACTCTGAATCGTCGGTATATCTTTATAACTCCAGCCATAATATATCACACAAAAAACCCTACTGTGAGGGTTTTTGTGTGTTTTGTTGTGAATTTCTTAATTACTGAGAATACACCTGTCTGGTTGGAGGGTCAGGGTAGGCATAATCAAATCATCAGAACTATAATCGTAATCTCCAAAGCTTGCGTCTACTATTTGGCATCCGATAAGGGTCCATTTTTGAATTTCAACTCCAGGTCCGTCTACCCCTTTCAGTACAAGGTTCTTTTTGTATCCAACTGCGTATCCGCCACGTCCCGTAGCTGATTCAAAGTGAAGTCGTACCCACTCCATCAATTTTTGAGTCGTAGAGGGACCAATCACGTCAATGAATGAAACCTCCATTGTTTGCCATACGGCTCTACCAGCGACGAATGTCGAAGTATTCATGTATGGTATCTCAACTGATTTGATGTTCAGTGAAGGCGCTTTCGTAGTTTGAACCATATACGAATCGATAGCAAGCTCCGTTGGGAACTCTAGCACAAATCGATTTTTTAATTTTGGTTCCTGCTCGATAGGAACAGGTCGAAACATATCTGCCATTATTGTAGCTTTTATTGTTATTTCCTATAAATAGCTGGCAGAAAAAAGTTTTGTAGCGGCTTGAGATATTAGTTTACCTATTTATTAAAAAGAGTACTTAAGAGTGTGTTTATAATACATTTTTAGATTAATCTAAATAGGTATTTACCATTATCATTTTTAAGCTTATATAAGCAAGGTTTTAATAGTTACACAAATGGAACGTAAAATAAAAAGAGCTCTTTGTCTTTCTGGTGGAGGTTCAAAAGGAGCTTGGGCAGGAGGTGTGATTCAATATCTTACTGAGGACTTAAAGCTCGACTACGACCTTTACGTCGGAACATCCACTGGAAGCTTGTTAGCTCCGCTTACTTCTATTCGTGAAATAAGCACTTTAAAAGAAGGTTACACCAGCGTAAGCGCTGATGACATATTCTCTTATAATCCATTTAGAAAAGACGGAAGTCCCAGTTATCTTAAAATGGCTTATAGAATAGCTACTTTAAAAACAACTTTAGGCGAGAGCGAGGGTTTATTAGAACTTATTAAAAAGTTTTTCAAAGAAAAACACTATGACAAACTCACTAGTGAGGGAAAGGAAGTAATTGCTGCAGTCGCAAATATTACTGATGAAAAAATTGAATACATGTCATCAAAAGATTGGGGATATGAAATGTTTTGCAAGTGGTTGTGGGCATCCGCCAATACCCCTCCTTTTATGACTCTTTTTGAACATCAAGGGAAGGAATATGTTGATGGTGCAATTTTGCAACACATCCCTATACAAGCTGCTATTGATGCGGGAGCCACTGAAATAGATGTTATTGTATTACGTCCTGAAAAATTTGGTGCAACAGCTAAAAACAAGACAAAAAATGTCATTCATCTCTCAAATAAACTAATTCGAATGATGCAACGTAAAATATCACAAACGAATGTTGAAATGGCTCAATTAGAAGCTAATAAGAGAGATGTTAAAATAAACATTATATACACGCCTTATCGACTAACTGAAAATTCGCTCGTTTTTGACAAAGAACAAATGTTAAAATGGTGGGAAGAAGGTTATGAATTCGCAAAGGAGGGGAATATGAGACAGTATAAACTTTCTAAACGGAATGTAATACGTGAGATAGAATAACTCGCCTATTTATAAAAAAAGCTCTTAAAATGGCATATAGAACAGGAGACACTATCTATCAAAACATTGTTTCAACCGATTCCAGTAATAATGTGGAGTCTGGGGCAACTTTCGTTAACAAGCTTTATCGAAATGGCTCTTTATATGCTGGCGCCACTCTTAATTTTGCCATATCTGATGCTCCAAGAGGAGTTTATACAGCAAGTTTTTCAGCTTCAACCATTGGAGAATATCAAATATATTTTAATAACATCACAACAAACACAATTTACATGTCTGGTATATTCAGCTTTAAATCTTCTGAAAATATATCGACAAGCATCTATATAGGTTCCTAATAGCTGAAAGTAAGGCAAAAATGACTAATTCTAAGCTATTTAGTGTTGATACAACCCTTTATGGAACAAACTAAGATATTAGACAAGGAAGCTGAATTAATGGAGTGTTCGATGGACCCTATTTACTTTATTAACAGTTTTTGTTATGCCTATGATGTACTAAAAGACCAGCAAGCCAACATTAAGTGTTTTGATTATCAAGAGAGAGTTCTGGATTCATACATGGACCACAAATGGAATGTGATTTTAAAGTCACGTCAAACTGGTTTATCAGTAATTACCGCATGTTATGTTGCCTGGAGAATGATATTTGGTCTGGATGAGACAATCGTAATTATCGCCAACAACCAAGACGGCGCAGTTAGATTTCTAAAACACGTCAAGAATGTTTTTATCAATCTTCCTGATTTTATTTATAGTAAAAACCGCGATGAAGTTTCTATGGCTACGATGAAAATCGAGCACGCCAATGGGAATATTGCAATCGCTAAGGCAGCTGGTAAAAACGCAGGTCGTGGAGACGCTCCTACTCTCTTAATATTAGATGAGTGGGCGTTTGTTAAAGACGACGATGATATCTGGACAGCCGCAGCCCCTTCTTTATCGCAAACAGAAGGAGACTGTATTGTTATTTCAACACCAAACGGAACAGGTAATCTATATCACAAGTTCTGGGTCGACGCCGCACGCGGAGATGGTGCCTTCAACCCAATTAAGGTTCACTGGACCGAAAACCCAAAATCAGCTATTGATTTAGAGTATAGAGAAGACTCAAAAGGTATTTTAAAACCTTGGAGCCCTTGGTATGAAAAGCGATGTAAAGAAGTTCAGTATGATGGAGTTAAAATAGCACAGGAGCTTGACTTATCATTTGAAGGTTCCAAGTTGTTAGCGTTGGACCCAGATTTAATTGCCAGACAACGACAGCGAATTGAGACTGAAAACATCAGGCCCGTCGTGTATTTTGATGTGACAGCAGAAAGTCATAATCTAGTTGGGACTGTCCAGCCTTGTCATATTTTCGAAGCACCAAAACTACAGGCTAAATATATTGTGGCTTGCGACGTTGCTTATAGAGGAGATGATTATTCAACTATTCAAGTTTTAGATGTAGACACTCTTAATCAAGTAGCGGAATACCAGGGTAAATGTGACCCAGATGTGTTCGCTCGTTACATTGAGAAAATTGCAATGTACTACAATACGGCGTTTGTGGTTGTCGAGGCCAACAATCACGGCCTCGTAACATGTTTTGAACTGAGAAATCAACTTAAATATCCAAGACTTTATGAATCAAAATCTATCAAAGAAATCCATGTTCGATGGATTGATTATAAAGTAAATCCAGGCGATGGGATTCCAGGGTTTCAGACGACAGCACAATCTAGACCAGGATTAGTAAACGCTATGCGTGAAGCATTTAGAGAAACCACAGCCACTGTGAACTCAATTCGGTTAATTGGCGAGATGGAAACGTTTGTTAGAAATCTCAAAAAGAACGGAAAAGAGGAAGCTGAGAAAGGATATCACGATGACTTAGTTATGGCTTATGGTATTGCCCTTTATATTAGACAGACAGAGTATTATAATGTGGTTAATGCTAAGAATATGTACAAATCTATGCTTGAAGCCATGACTTTCAACGCTAGTTCTTCCGAAGGGGCAGAAGAAACTCCAGACGAGAAAACACAAAGGTTGCGGGATAAAAAAGATTTTGATGAAAATTTTATCCCTCCAGGAGCAGGAGGATTATGGTTAGGAAGCGACGATGAAGCTGATGAAGACGACCCAAACGACCTTTCATGGCTGGTTGGGTGATGCAAAGAGGCATGAAATAAAAAATAAAAATGGCACAAGAAAGCAATAATAGTATATTTCAAAGAGTCTATGACGCTGTTAACAATAACAAGCGACGCACTCCTCCTATGGACGCACAAGGGCAACCGCCTGGAATATCCACTCCCTCGCAAGGTCTTTTTGGTTCATTAGAGGATTTTCAACAGCAGTACCTTGATTGGCAAGTAAATAAAATCAGTCATGACCTATACACCAGAACTATTTATTATGACACAGACCGTGTCAATTCTTATCATGATTATCGTGCAATGGACCAGTCTCCAGAGGTGTCTGCCGCATTAGATATAATTCGAGACGAATGTCTCACAAGAAACGAGCGTGGAAACATTTTAGAGGTTTATAGCTCCAATGATAGAATCAAATCTAAGTTAGATGATTTATTCCATAACAGAATGAATATCGATTACAATTTGAGTTTATGGATTAGAGACCTTATTAAGTATGGAGATTATTTCGTTCACTTACATGTCCATAAAGACGAAGGTATTTATGACTTCATGACTCTTCCTCAAGAAGAAATTCACCGTGAAGAAGGATTCGATGGAACAGCAAGTTCTGTACGTTTCCGCTGGGAAACAACGCAAGATTACTTTGAATCGTGGCAGGTTGCCCATTTCAGGCTTATTGAGGATACTAGAAAACTTCCTTACGGACGGTGCTTGAAGCACGACACTTATATAGAGACAAGTACAGGGTATAAGTTTATAAAAGATATAGAGAAAGGAGATTTAGTTTTTTCATTTAACTCTGACACACAAAAAAAAGAAGTCACAAAAGTCTTAGATACAATTTGTTCTGGTGAAAAAGAAATTATAAAGATTAGAACAAAGAATAATGAAATAGAAACCTCTGAGGAGCACAGTTTTATGGTGTACGAGGATGGTGGGTTCGTATACAAACAAGTTGACGATTTAAGATTAGGAAATCTGCTTGTTATAGATTCTGGAGAAAACCCTTCAGGGGTAGATATTTTTTTAAATAAAGAACTAAAAGAAGAGAGAAACTTCAACGGATATAAAAACAACATTGATTTAATCCCTGATGTTGTTGATGTTGATTTTGCAAGGCTATGGGGTTTTTTACTAGGAGATGGATGGGTTTTTAACGATTCTGTTTTTTTTGCACGAGGTATTGACGAATCTTTAAATAAAAAATACGCTTCACTTTTGAAGAAGTTTTCAGGAAAAGACACTATAAACCTTAAAAACGCAAATTTAGAGGGTAGTTTAGAATTTTCTCAAACAGTATGTAACTCAAAGTTGCTTTCTTATATTCTCGAAAATAACGGGTTTAAAGGAAATGTTTATATTAAAAGATTGCCTAGTTGGATTTTTGAGGCGTCATTAGAAATAAGAGAAGCTTTAATAGAAGGCATTATAGACGCTGATGGTTCTGTAAATATTGACGAGTGGAACTGTAAAAGATACACAATAGAATTAGCAAATGAAATTTTAGTAAAAGACTTAAAAACGCTATTACAATCAATAGGTAGAAAGACTGGCAAAATCTGTTCAAGAGATAGAAGTTCTGTTGTTTTTTGGGGAAAAGAATACAAAAGAAAGAAAAGTTTCTACTTCTACTTTTATGACTCTAAAATTAAACAAGCAGCAAAACATGAGTTATCAAATAGGATTAATAGTGGTTTCATCTTATCTCCAATCATCTCTATTGAGAACTCTGAAAAAGCAGAGCAGGTTTATGATATCCACGTAGAGCATGAACACCATAATTTCTATGCGAATGGGATAGTCGTTCACAACTCTATCTTAGACCCTGCTAGAAAACTTTGGAAGCAACTACAGCTCGCTGAGGACTCAATGTTGGTCTATAGAATCACAAGAGCTCCAGAGCGTAGAATATTCTACATTGAGGTAGGCAACTTGGAGGATGCTGATGTTAAGCAATACATGCAGCGTATCCAAAAGCAAGTTAAAAAACAGCCTATTGTGAATCAGAACGACGGCAATATGAGTTATCGTTATGACCCAATGAATATCTCGGAAGATTATTTTATTCCAGTTCGTGGTGACAAGAGCACAAAAATTGACACACTTCCTGGAGCTTGTTTGGCTCTAGATACTAAAATCAACCTTCTTGATGGTCGAAGCCTTGAGCTTCAGGAAATCATTAAAGAGCGTGATGAAGGAAAACAGCTTTGGACTTACAGTATAAATCCAGAAACTGGAGTAATAGTTCCAGGAAAAATTACATGGGCTGGAGTTACTCGTAAAGACGCTAAAGTAATGAAATTGACTTTTGACAACGGAGAGTCTGTTATTGTTACACCTGACCACAAGTTCCCTACTCGTTTTAAAGGTATACAAGAAGCACAAAATCTTGAAGAAGGAGATTCTATGTGGAGTTTTGAGAAGAGGTTTCAGAAGATTTTCAAAAACAAACCTAAAGCTAAAACATATGAACAAGTGTGGGACCACCAAAGCAAATCCTGGGAGTATACACATCGTATGGTTCATAATTACATGTATGAGCGCAATTTGCACAAGGAACATGTTTATCAAAAAAATGTGGAAAACAAAAACGTGATTCATCATTATGATTTTGACCGATACAATAATTCTCCAGAGAATTTAAAATTAATGAATTTCCATGACCATGTTATGCTTCATCAATCTATGTATGCTTCTTATAAAAAAGAGCGTAAAGAAGGTAGAAATAAGTATTGGGATAATATCTCTGAGAAAGAATTAGAATCTAAAAGAGTAGTAGCACGAATCAACTTAGAAAAAGCAACAGAACGAATTCAAGAGCTACTGCAAGATGAAGATTTTAAAGCTGATTTTGAAAAGAAACGAATAGCTGGATATCGTAAAGCAAGAAAAACATCTTCTTCTCGTCTAAAATCATCTATTGCCGCTTCTAAACAATGGGCCGATGGTTCTCTGCGTGAAGCCATTCAAGAAAAACAAGAAATAAATTACAACGATGTAATGTTGGAGTTTGTGGTCTCTCGTTTTCAAGACGGCATGAGTGCCACCAACATTCTACGAGACATTAATGTCTCTAATTCTGGGTTTATGTCTGAATTTAACAACATAAACAAAGGGAACAAGCAATTGAAGAAAATGTCATCTTTCACCCACAATAACTTAGTGAAGATGATGAAGTCATTTGGGTATTCTAACTGGAGAGATTTCACGAAAAAAGCCGAATTATTTAATCATAAAGTGGCATCGATTGAGTGGCTAGAAACACCTCAAGACACAGGCACAATAACTGTAGATGGAAATCATGAACTACATGACCACCATAATTTTGCACTTTCTGTCGGAGTTTTTACACAAAATAGCAATCTAGGTGACATTCAAGATATTGAATATTTAGAAAATAAACTATTCGCGGCGTTAAAGGTTCCAAAAACTTATTTGAATTATGCTGAGAATTTACCTGGGGGGCCAACACTGTCTCAAGCAGATTTAAGATTTGCTAGGACCATTAATAGAATCCAGGAGCAAGTTCTAATGGAACTTCGTCGAATTGGTAAAATTCACTTAGCGTTTCTTGGGCATGAAGACGAGATTAATGATTTTGATTTAAAACTCACAAACCCTTCTACTCAACAAGAGCTGTTGAAGCTAGAGACGATGAAATCTCGACTTGAAGTATTTACATTGTTTGTGTCACAAGATATCTACTCACCTGCTTCTTACACTTGGGGTATGAAATACATTCTTGGATTTTCTGAAAAGGATATCAAGAAAATGCTTCGTCAGAAAAAAGTTGAAAGGAAACTGTTTACGGAGATTGAATTTGCTCCGCAGACATACAAAAAGATTGGATTGTTCAAAGATTTGGATGATAAATTTGAAATCCCAGGAGCAGCAGAAGCACTCCAAAACGCTGAGAACGAAGATTTAATGGGAGATGACGGCGGCGGCGGCGGCGGAGGCTTTGGCGGAGGAGGAGACTCGCTGGCTGGAGACCCATCTGGAGACCTTGATATGGGAGGTGGAGATGAAGTTGGAGGCGATGCAGGAGGAGCGCCTCCAGTAAGTGATAGCGAGCCTATATCAGAAACTAAAAGAGAACGCATTTGGGAAGGTCACAACAAGCGTGTTGATAGTGCAATTGATGACTTGCTTAAAGAGCTTGAGGAAACCGATGAAGAAGTATTTACGGAAGAAAGCGAGGAAGAAAAGAAAGACAGAGAAAAAAACGTTTTGTTTAAATCAAACGAAGAATTTATCAGTCAGACTGATAAAATGATTAGTGAGATAAAGGGAAATTTAAAAGAATCTGAGAAAAATATTGAAAATTACATTATACCAAAAGGAGTAATAAAAGAAAGAGTTCAAGGAAACCCTCTTGTCTCTACCAGTAATGATTTAGCAAGAAAAGCTAGAGATATAATGGATGAGATTGACCAAATAATATCTGAAACTGGGCAAAATTCTGATATGGAAATAATTGAAGAAGACTATGACGAGGAAGAGTAAGTTTGATGAACACTCAAATGTTAATGACACGTACAGTGTAAAGCGTAAACTAGCGAAGATTATAGAGGAACTAGAGGACCTTTATTCCACTGATGTAACTAAATTTTACAGCTACCGAAAAACGAAATCGGCGGGAACGAGAAGTCGTTCCCGCCTTCGGCGTATACATGCTGCTTTAAAAGATTTATCTAGAGACATTCTGAAGCAACGACAAGACTACGACTCAGATTACGAATAACTTGTCAATCAACGTCGGTATGATTATGTTGATGAATGACAACACGAGCTCCAAACTGGGATTACAACGGCTATCCAACAATAAATTTAAGTAGTCTCACGACAGGCTAAACAGCTGTTAATTAGTATAATTAACCCTTCAATCCTCATAGATTCAATGAATTAGTTTTAAACTAAAGTTGGATTATAACTTAAAATTGAATTATATTTGCTTCGGCAACACACTAATTCAACAACATGTATATAGTCTTCGATACAGAGACTACTGGCAGGCCAAAACGGTTTAACGCACCTTGGACAGATGCAGATAACTGGCCTCGACTAGTACAGTTAGCCTGGGTTGAATATGCACAAGACGGCAGCGAAATATCCAGGCACGACCTTATAATTAAACCTGAAGGATACAACATTCCTCACGAAGTCGTTCAAATACACGGCATATCAAACGAAAAGGCGCACGCAGAAGGAATTTCTATGCTTGATGCCTTAAATCAGTTTAAAATTGCTCTAGAGCGTAACTATTACCTCATAGCACATAATATCAATTTTGACCTTGGAATTATGGGGTGTGAATTTCATCGAGCATCGATGAGTCACAATCTAGCTTCAATATTTCCCGTTGACACGATGAAGCTTACAATTGACTTTTGTAAATTAAGGGGTCGTCGGGGTTATAAATTTCCAAAACTTATTGAGCTCCATAATAAGCTTTTTGGGAAAGACTTTTTAGGTGCTCACAACGCATTTTTCGATGTGCAAGCAACCGCTAAATGTTTTTTTGAACTTCAACGGCTTGGCATTTTCGGATTTAAAGAACTTCCTTCCGATTCCTCTAATGGGTTTTCTTCTGAGAGTGTTGCCCACGTATCGGTATCCCCAGAAGAGGAAGCTAAGCCGTTAGTTCATTTCTCTTGTCACACTCACTATAGCTTGCTTCGTGGCTCAGGTAGTATTGATAATTATCTTAAGCGTGCTAAAGAACTAGGGCACACATCTCTCGCTGTTATTGATGTCGAAACCATGTCAGGCAGTCTAGAGTTGTCACAGAAAGCTGAAAAATACGGAATCAAGCCAATATTTGGAATTGAAATCTATCTCAACGATACTGTTGGCTCCGAAGAGTCAGAAAAAGGTGGATACCCAATAAAAATCATTGTTAAAAACCAAGTGGGTTTTGTAAACCTTAATAAGCTGATATTTAAATCTCATTCAGAAGGTTTTGATGGGATGTATTCTCGTATTCACACTGATTGGTTAATTGAGAACAAAGAAGGTTTGATTGTTACCACTGGAAACTACCAAGGATATCTCGCAAGTTTGTTTTTTAAAGGACAAAAGACGGCAGCTTCTAAATATTGGGAACGATTACAAAAAGCATTTGGCCCAGATTATATCGCAGAAATTAAGTTTTCAGAGATTGGTGAGCAAAAGCGATTTAACAACTTTGTTTTAAAAATGGCATCCGCCACGAAGGCAATGGTGATTTTAGATAATGATGTTCATTATGTTAAGCAAAAAGAAGCGTCTTTGCAAGACACTGTTTCCGCTATAAAACAACAAATAGGGATGGATAAGTGTCGTTTAGAGGAACGAAGAAATCTGTATTATTTGTCGAGAAAAGACTACTATGTTCTGAATTCAAAATTTGGATACAATTACCCGCACAACATTCTACAGATATTCATGGATAACACTTTGAAGCTGGCTGAGCGTTGCAATTTTGAATTTGAAGTAGGGGTTGAAAAATACCCTCGTTACGAACCAACGAAAGACATTATAGATTGGGCAGGAGCAGAGGACACGGAAACCATTATCACAAAGATGGCTTTTGCGAAACTCAAGCAAAAGCTCGGACGTAAGTTTACCAAAGGAAAATTACAACAAACACAAGAGGTTGTAGATGAGTACACAAATAGACTCCATTACGAGTTAAAAGTAATTAAGGACAAGAAGATGCTTGACTACTTCCTTGTAAACTGGGAAATTATTCGAGATTATAAGAAAAGAGGTTTTGAAATTGGAAGTGGAAGAGGCTCTGCAGCTGGTTCTTTATTAGCATGGTGTCTTGACATCACTAAGATTGACCCTATTCAATTCGGGCTGTATTTTGAGCGTTTTTTGAATCCAGCACGTAATTGCGTTACTGAAGATGGGCTGGTGTTGATGAAAGATGGCTCACTGAAACCTATCGGAGATATTGTTCCTGGGGACCCAGTTGAAACAGAATCAGGCAACGGCGTTTTGGTTCAAGTGCATAAGCGAGATATCACACCAGCTGATGAGGTGTTTGAGATTGAAACTGAAGATTCCATCATTGTAAAATTGACGGGGAATCACATTGTACCTGTGATGCGCAAAGGAGAGCGTGTTGATATTCGCGTGGATGAGTTATTAGAGACAGATAAAATGTTAATACGAAAATTATGATAGTACAAGGAAGTAGAGATATTAATTTTAAAGGTATGTGTCAAGAAGGTTCTAAACTTATAATTCCAGCTTGGCAAAAACCAACAGAATGGGATAAGCAGGTGAGAATATTCTTAGACCACATTATAATGTCAATGTCTTCCAATAAAGGCTCTCATGATATTGGAAGAATTAACGCGAGAGATACCCACAAAATACCCTCTAATGAGAAGGGGTGGTTTGACAATATTGATGAAAGAGGAAATGAGATTGCAGAAGCGCTTTGGGGGCTGTATGAACTGGAGTTTAAAAATCCGAGCCTATCTATAGATAAAGACTTTCTAAAATGATAGATTTATTATTAAGCATAGAAGATATTACAAAAGCGGAACTCGACCAAAGACTTCGTGAGACTTCTCTTATTCATGCTGTTCCAACAAAAAAAGAAATCAAAGAGTGGCCATATAAGTGTGGTTTAGCTGTTTCTCCTTCTTGCATTATTGGAGCTATGTTAATTAGAGATAATAAAAAAACTGGTGTCATCACTGGTTTTCATTACATCATTGACCGTGGTAAGACGCAGATGAGATTGGAGGTGGATACTAAAAACTACCCTTTAACTGGGAGTCAAGTTGAATATTTTACAAAAATTTATAACAAAAAAATACGTCACAAACTCCATCCTTCTAGAGGGGGAAAGTTTTTTTGGGAGCATGGGTTTTATATGAAGCACGGTGATTACAAAAAAATATACTATCGAACAAAAGGTTATAGAGAAAAATATCAAAAAGGATTAAATGAAACTTATGGAACAACAGGGTTAACTTCTCCAGTACAAATACAAGAAGTTAGAGATAAGATATCTAAATCCATTCAAGACAAATACGGGGTGCCTTGGTTTTTAAACAGAGGAAGTCATTATAGTGCTGTGACTGAAACAATGATGGAAAAATATGGAGTTGAGAATATATTCCACAGTGATAATGTGCAACATGAAATCCAAGTCAACTTTGGAAGTGGGAGTTCTAAAAAAGAGCAAAAACTCGTTGAATACCTTGTTTCTGATTTAAAGCTTATTGATTCGAGTTTTTATGATGAAAGTGAAAATCAACAAATTATAGTTGCTGATGTTGAAAACAAAAAAGCATATCATGTAGATTTTTATAATCCTAAAAACCGTATTATAGTAGAATTTTATGGAGACTATTGGCACTGTAATCCATTAAAGTTTAAAGCAGATTACTTTCATCCTCATAAAAAGAAAACAGCAGGACAACTTTGGGAGATTGACGAACAGAGAATTAAGCAAATTAAAAAGATAACAGGATATCGTGTTTTTATCATATGGGAACATGATTGGGACAAAAACAGAGAAGAAGTAAAAGCTACCTTAAAAAAAGCAATTCAATGAAGACAGTCAGCATAAAGTCAATACGCAAGATACAGTACGACGGGCCAGTTTATGACTTATCTTTTGAAGGGGACCCATATTTTATGGTCAAATCTACTTCTAGTAAAGCTTTAAATAAAGAGTGTAACTCACTGATAATCATACACAATAGCCCTCCCGATTTAGATATTGATTTTCAAACAGGAACAGACCATGAAACTGATGACTTCCTTTACAAAAAATATGGTAGAGAACGAGTAATGAGTGTTGGTACTTTTTCTAAATGGAATGAAAGAGGATGTTTGAAGGACGTTGTTCGTGCACACCGTGGGCCAGAAGCAACAGGAACTGAATCGGATGTAGCTCAAATCACTAAAGAGATGCCGAAGTTCGACAAAGTCGAATACAACTTGGCTTGGTGGTTAGAAAACCATGCTCAGTCAGATGATTGCAGTCCACTCGTACAAAGATGGCTTACTGATTCATCCAACAAAGTAATTATAGAACAAACACTGGCTCTTCAGGGTCAAGTGAGAGGTTTTGGTAAACACGCCGCTGGAGTTGTTATTACTCCTGGGCCTTCTTGGGACTACCTCCCAACAAATATGATTGTCTCTAATAAATCAATTGTATCAGCATATCAAGAGGGGGACCGCTCTGGAAAAGACTTGAGTTATCTTGGGATATTGAAGCTTGACCGTTTGAAAGTGTCAACAATTAATATCATCATGGATTGTATCAAGATGGTTAAGGATGGTGAAAAGATTGATTTGTTCGATACAATAATGAATATTGATGAGCAGTTTGATGACCAAAACCTTTACAAGGAGTTAATGCTTGGTCAGAACCACGGTATATTCCAATTTGAATCGCCAGGCATGAACGCTTTGATTCGAGGACTCAACGTTGAGAACTTTGAAGAAATGGCTGCTTGTAATGCTCTTTATCGACCAGGCCCAATGGGAATTGGAGCCCACCGTCAATACGTTGATAACAAGAGGTTCCCAGGACAGATTGAATTTCCATCTGATTTGATAAAGCCAATATTAGAAAAAACTAACGGTGTACTGGTGTTTCAGGAGCAAATTCAATTTATCGCAAAAGAGATAGCGGGAATGGATTTAGGAGAGGGTGATAACTTGCGTCGTGCACTTGATAAAGCTGCGAAGCTTATAAAAAAAACAAACCAAGGAGAAGAACTCACTCAGGACGAAAAGGAAAGTAAGAACTATAAAGCTTACGAAGAGTATTGGAGTAAGTTTGTATCTGGAGCAGAGGAAAATGGTGTTCCGAAAGAAGAGGTTGATAAAATCCTTTTATACCTTTCTGATTATCTAGGGTATTCGTTTAACAAATGTTTATCTGAAAACTGTGAAGTCACAGAAAAGGAAAAGGGAAAAATATCTCTTTTAAAAACTAGGCCAGGAGATATGATTTTAGGTTATAATCCAGACACGAAAAAAAATGAATGGGTTCCAGTGAAAGCTCGTCATAACAACGGTAAAAAGAAAGTTTATCGAATTAAGACAAGTAGTGGGAAAATTTTAGAATGCACTTTGGACCATAAAATAATGACTGAACAAGGTATGTTACCTCTGAAAGATATTATTGAACAAAAGCTTTCTGTAAAAATAAACTAGTTTTAACAAATCTCAGTCTATATACTATATATTATGAAAGTAAAAATCGATTTCAAAAAGGATATAGTGAATGGCGAAGATATTGATATGAAAAAATGGAGGGCAAAGTTGTCATTAGTTTTAATTAGACAAAACAACAACTACTACAATTCTGAGATATCAAATTATTATCACAAAAGTGTTTATGGGAAGAGTTTGGTAGATTTGCTTCCAGAATCCATTACAACTCCTTTGTGTCCGATTACAGGAGATAAGCCTAGTTACAAACTTCAAGGCTCTATTGTTTTCGGTAAATTTTCGAATAATTGTACTACAACAGAAACTGCTAAGTACGTGGCGGAAAATAATAAAGAATATAAACTTCACGTCGAAAGAATGAAGGAAGAACGCAAAGGAAAAGGAAACCCTATGTACGGTATAAAAGCTTGGAACAAAGGAAAAACTAAAGATAATAATGAAGTCATGAAAAAGCTTTCTGAGCGCAGAAAAGGCGTTGAATTCAGCAATGAAACACTTGAGCGCATGTCAGAGAGTGCTAAAAAAAGAGAAATACATGGTCATACTGGATTTAAACATTCAGAAGAAACTAAACAGCGCCTTAGAGATATAACGATAGCTAGATACAAAAGTGGTGTCTATTCTCATGGTCAATCAAAACCTCATCTTGAGGTAAAGAGAATGCTAAGTGAACGATTTGGAAAAGATACTTATTCTGAATCAAATCACGCTAAAGAATTCAAAGGTACATGGGAAGAAGAGTTTTCTTGTTATGGTTATTCTTTTGACTTTAGAATAGGAAGCATTTTAATAGAAGTACAGGGAGATTTTTTTCATAGTAATCAAAATACAAGACATAGCGGGTGTACTCATGATGTTCAAATAAAGAACAAGAAAAGAGATATAAAAAAAAGGCATGCAGTTGAAAGTGACGGGAGTTTTCAGCTTATAGAATTGTGGGAGAATGATATAATTAATAACGAGTCAATTATAAAAAACAAAATAAAATGTTTGAATCTATTATAGAAGTTGAAGAAATAGGAGTGGTAGATACTTACGATTTAGAAATCGATAATGAACATCACAACTTCTATGCAAATGATATCTGTGTTTCAAATAGTCACTCGGTTTCATACGCATACATCGCTATGCAAACTTTATACTTAAAGCATTACTACCCAGTATACTTTTATACAGCGCTATTGAACGAGCAAAAGTCTTCAAACGCTGGAAAGGAGAAAGAAAAACAATGGCTGACTCAGACAATCACCGCTGCAATATCTAGAGGAATCACTATAAAACCTCCGACTAGATTCTCAATATGGAGATGGTCGATGACTGGCCCCAACGAAATCACAATGGGTTTCTCTAGCATGACTGGGATGGGAGATATTGCTTATAAAGAGTTGAAAGATAATTTAGCAATAAAAGGGAAGAAATTTAGCGAAATATCTATGGCTGCTTTTTTTGATATACCCTTCACTAAATTCAACAAGACTTCTTTTCGTTCTTGTTTACAAGCGGGAATGTTTGATGACTGGAGCACTTCTAGAGAATATTTAATGTTTCTAAGAGATAAAAACAGGAAGAAAAAACCTAAAGACGCTTCGCAGTTTGCAATGTTCGACATGGATGATATCGAGTACACTCATAGAATAGACCATTTAAAATACGCAGCAACTTCCGATATTGAAAAGCAAGATGAATTTATGGGAGTATGTGGTTTTGATATGGAAGAAATTAATCGAGTTTCAATTATTCACACCCGAATGGGGGAAATGAGTGACAAGTCGAAAGAAGCTATTCTTCCACTACCACATTATGCTGAAGAAGGTTTTTACTGGTTTATTATCAATGATATCTTATTTAAGAAAACTAAAAAAGGAAAAGACTTTATCTCTATACATGGAAGCGATGGTATTGACACTGTAAAGTTCAATATATTTTCTCCAATTAGTGAAAAACTTCTTCCTCAGCTACAGAAACAAGCTGTATACGTAGGCAAATTCAAACGAAACGAAAAAGGATTTTTAAACTTTAACGGAAGAGTTAAATTAACAACAGTAATGCATGCATATGAAGAAACATTATTGGTTTGACAAACACCTCTTGAATAACTTGGAGGAATCAAAAGAATCAGGCGGTATAATCGCATCAATAGGGACAACTCGGCGAATGCGAGCCAATGGCACGTTATTGTACAAAAACAGCATGATGCAAGACGGATGGGATTATTTTCCTCTTCGACTTGAAATCGACGGACAACCAACATTTAGATACGTTTGTGAAAATGATTTTCATAAGCTTTGTCGAGAATATAAGATGTACGATTTAGGAGCTATGATGAGGGTGTTAAATGTTTTACAACAGACCATCGTCGTGTGCCCACATATAAAACAACAAGAGGACAACTCTCAATTTTACGACAATTAGGAAAACGAGATATTATATCAAGACAAATGAAGGCGTTATAGGTCATTTCCATTACAGGAATGCTTTAGACGCTCTGGCTTTGTATTACCTAATTCGAGGGCGATTCAAAAAATCCCCTGTAATTTATAATTTTTCCTGGAGGTCTGCTTCGGAAAAGCTTGGTATATCCGTTTCAATCCTTAGGAGATGTGTTCCAACGATGATTAAATGGGGTCTTGCTAAATTTCACCACGGCAACCTCCAAATGGTCTCTCATAACAAAGTAGAAAAGCCAATTAACGGGCTCATAGTTAAACATCGATGCACGATAGATACACAAGGTAGAAATATCACCACTGTGTCTGAAATGAAGAAGCTGCTGCTTCTAAAATTAGTTGAGTACAAAGCAAGACAGATACATCACGTCCACTCTAGCCTTAAGAACGAGATTAGCAACCGCTTCAATGAAGTGAATAAAGAAAATCGTACTGAAATTAAGGGAGAATTTGTGAGCATGTCTGTAACGCTTATTTCCAATGAATTAGAAATTAGCAGAACCCAATCTCAAACGCTAATACAATGGTGGGAGAAGATGAATTACATTGAAAGAATAAAAGGCCGAAAAAGAGCTGCACACATAATTGAGGGCACTTCTGTAAAGACTGTAATAGTACCTAAAAAAGCTAGGAAAGTTGTGGGAGAAATAATGAAAGAGAAATTCGGATACGGATACTGGTGGAAAAACTTATTCATTACCGTTGAGCCAAACTTTTTAGCATTCCTCTCATTTCCACTCAAAGCAAAGAGCGGCCCTGGTTGCTAAGAATCATACGCTATTCAACACACTGTGGTTTTAGTCAAAGACGACAAATATTAAGTGATAGAACCCCAGTCAAAAAGCGCTAATACTGATATAATAAAGGTTATTATTATACCGACAGCAACTCCAATCCCTACTATGTAGCTTTTGTAGTCTTCAAGTTTAGAAATTCTTTCAATGAGGCTGTCTGTTGAATTTTTAACTTCAACTACATTTTCGTTAATTTCTTTAATCAGAGTCTTTATTCTTTCATCTACACGGGCTTGAAATTTGTAAGAGGATTTTTCTATCTCATTTTTAATTGACGTTACTCCTGATTTTAGCTCAACAATTTCTTTCTCTAGTCCTTTAAGTTTTGTTATCTCTAAATTACTATCTTGAATGCCTTCACGAAGTTTTTCAGAGCTTTCATTTAAACGTTCTAATTCACGAATGATGTGCTTTGACCATTCGTTCCATCCATTTTTTTCTTGGTTATCCGACATCTTCACTGTTATGTTTATCGTTATTTAACTCTTGGATTACCTTGCTAGACAAAACAATATAGCTCACTTCTCCCTCTTCATTCAATATTGGACTTACTATGCTGCTTGCTAGCTTATAACCTTTTGTTTTATGCTTCCCTCTGTACTTTACAATAAGTGTTTTTTTTGTATTCAAAACACTTAACATTTTTTTCATTGTTTTTTCTTCATCTTCTGGATGAATCAATTCTGATAAACTTTGTTTTACATGCTCTTCAGGAGCATATCCAGTATATTCTAAACAAGAGGGAGATATGTAAACCAAAGACGGAGGGCCATCGTTTATTTTATACACTTTCACAAGTTCACGAGTGTTATGAAGAATTTTCTCATATATTTCCCTGTTTATAAAAGCTTCTTTTTCAGATTTTATAACTTCTGTAATCACCTTAGTGCTAGTCCTTATTTCAGTAATTTCTCCATTTTCAAGTATCGGCTTCGAACAAGACTCTACCCACACATAATACCCTTTTTTATGTCGAAGTCGAAACCTTGCAATTTGAAAATCTTTATTTTTCATCAAAGGTTTGTGTGATTCTTTTTTTATTCTTTCAACATCTTCAGGCAACACAAAATCATAAGCATTTTTTTCAACCATGTCACTTTGACTGTATCCAAAAAGCTTTTCGTAAGAAGGAGAAACGTATATATAATTTCCTTTGGTGTCATGCAAGCAAATAGCTTCGTGACTACTTTCAGTTAAAACTTTGTAAATTTTATCTTGTTTACTAATTTTTATAGCTTGTTGAATTTCTGTTGTTATGTTCGCACAAACGCTGTAATTAATCCCATTATTATCAGGAATTGAAGAATTCCATTTTAACCAAACGCTATGACCATCCTTATGGAGATATTCATTCACAAATCCTTCAATAACACTCTCAATACCTTTTTTTAGCTTAGTCAAAACAGCTTTAGTTTTATCAACACTGTTCGGAGAAATAAAAGACAATATAGGAGATGATAGCAATTCCTCTTCAGAGTATCCTAACCACTTGCAAAAAACAGAATTAACTTTAATAAACATTTCATCTTCAACATTTGCTATACACATTCCAGCTGAAGAGTTTTCAAAAAAACCTCTAAACATTTTTTCTGAATCAAGAATATCTTTGTCGCGTCGATTAAGTTTTTCCGTGAGTGATTTAAGAAGTTCTATGTTAATATTGCTCTCCATAAACGGCAAACTATTTTTTAATTTAAAGGTTTATCATAAATAGGCAAACGAAACCATTTTGCCCTATTTATGATAAACACAGAACGATGAGCATGCAGAAGAAAGCCGCGTGGTTAAAGAAGCAGATGTATAAAGACTTGTATAAAGACCAGCATGAGATAAACAAGAAAAAATATATGGAAGGGCAAGCTGCGGCAATGACCAAAAAGATGACCGCCCCAGAAAAGAAATTTGAAAAGATGATGAAGAAGATGGGTGTGAATTGCGAACCTCAAAGAATTCTTAACGATGTGATTTATGATTTTTACCTACCAGACTATAATGTTTTAGTGGAGATTGATGGAGATTACTACCATGGAAATCCAAAAGTCTATACCGAGGGGGAGCTAAATCATATGCAAATTAAGAACAAAAAGAACGACCTCTATAAAGACAGCCTTGCACGGGGGTTGGGTTACGTTCTGGAAAGAGTATGGGAAAAAGACATCAATGAAAATTACAGTTCTGTGTGTGAGCATTTTGAACAATACAATAAAGAACAATAATGAACAACGAGTCATACATACGAAGCGAAATTCGCAAATACTTATTGGAGTATTCTAATATTGGGGCAGATAATGGCGAGGAGCTAGAATATTCTCCAGAATCAATTGAGGATTTAATTGCTGTGGCTCAGCAGCGAAAAAAAGACCAAGAAAAAAGTCTCAACAGCTTAAAGAAGCAGCAGGGTATTCAAGTGCATCCAGATAAGTCAATCAACACAATGATGAAAAAAACTGATAAAACAAAAATGGATGGCATTGAAGACGAAATTGAGTCAACTGATGACCAGGAAGAAGAACTTGGCAGAGTTCTTGCCACAATGGGGAAGATGAATCAGCAAAATAAAGACTATAAAGACAGGGTCAACCAGATGTCACAAACATCTTCTCAAGTAGATTTGGATTCAAGTATAACCAATACTTAAAAAACCTTTATTTTATTTTTTTTAGAACTCCATATTTATAGCTGAACATAAATATTCAATTAATGAGTGAGAAAATAGAAATTGGCAAAAGAAAAGACAACCCTGTCAAGACCGATGATACATTTGAAAATCTCTCTGAAAGAAATGTTGACCCAGGAGAGGTTAGAGCTATAATTCAAGCTTTAAAAGACCAAGGAACAGAAGACAAAGACATTCCTACTTTGTTAACCAAAATGGGAATCCCTAAAGACCAAGCTGAAAAGTATCTAATGATTTCAAAAGCGGAGTCAGCAGATAAGAAACAAGAGGAAGAGGCGGAAAAAGCACAGGTCGCAACTAGAAACAACATTCGAGCAGAAGACGTTGGGGATTTCTTCCAGGCACCAACCGAAGAAATTGACCTCCCGTCTCGTGGATACTTTTACAAAGGAGGAAAATCTACCGTCACAATAAAGCATCTTACAGCAACAGAAGATGACATCCTTTATGATATAGGTTTGATTCGAGCTAACGAACAATTAGATGCGCTCCTCGATGCATCTGTCATAGATAAAGACATCAGACCAATAGACATGCTAACGGGCGACCGCAATTATGTTTTGATTCAACTTAGAAGAACTGGACTTGGCGACGATTATGAGCCAGGCCCAAGAGCATGTGGCAGCTGCGGCAAGGCACATGCTCCAATAGTGGATTTATCAAAGTTAAAAGCAAACGAAGTAAAACATAAGCCAGATGATATGGGAGAGTTTTCACTTCAAATGAAGCAACTTAAAGTCCCAATCAAGTTTAGACTGTTGACAGGAGCAGATGAATCCATAATCAACAAGTATGCACAGCAGGATTTTAAAAAAGGTAGATTTAAGATTTCAAAATCACTTACCCACAAATATCTTCTTCACATCATGGAAGTAAATGGGAAGCGCGACAAGGTGTATATCAAAAGCTATGTGGAGGCTATGCCAATGCAAGACTCTAAGTATTTCCGAGATGAACTCAAGAAAATTGAGCCAGGACTAAATATGGATTATGATTTCGAATGCCCAAGTTGTGGAACAGTAGAAACCAAGCCAATCCCAATTACTCTTAAACTATTTTATCCAGACGCAGAATTCTAACGATGGAAAATTATCGACCATACTCTATGGTGAATGTTCCATCGCAAGGATTATATTACCCAGAAAATAAATCATTCTTTTACGTCAGATACCTTTCGTATGAAGAAGAGTACATTCTTACAGACCAAACCATCATGGAAAATGGAGATGGTCTTAGAAAAGTTCTTGAAGCGGTAATAATAGATGATTTTGATATAAACAAACTTGTCCCTGGAGATGTGCAAGCCATTTCTATGTTTTTAAGGTCCACAGCTTTTGGAGATAAGCTTGACCTTAATATTCGTTGCCCTAAATGTAAAAAAGAACAAGAGGCAAATGCTTACATCTCTCAATTTAAAATGAAAGAGGTTGAGCAATTTCCAGATAAAGGTCAGATTTTCAATTTAGAGCTCCCCGTTTCTAAAAAGAATGTAAAGCTTCGAGTTCCAACATACGTCGAAGAGGTAGAGGCTGAGCGCGAAGGAAAAATAGGGTTTACTAATAAGCTCGGACGAATTATAGTGGAGATTGGAGGCCTCAAAGACCCTCGTGAAATAAAAGGAGTGGTTCCCAACATGCCTATAAAGGATTCTAGGTTTCTAAAAGACTTTTTAGAGAAAAACACACCAGGCGTAAAAACAGAAGTGGACCATGAGTGTGAAAGTTGTCATCACGAGTTTAAACAAAAATTTTCTACAGACCATAATTTCCTTAAATTACCAAACAGTTATCGTCAAGGAATGATGGAGCAAATATTCAATATTTCCTACCATTCCCAGGGCGGGGTTTCTTGGTCAGAGGCAGTAAAAATGCCGACAGTTGAGCGTATGTGGCTGATGAATAGATTGAAAAAGGCAATTGATGACAGAAATTCACAAGAAAGAAAGGCTGCAAGCAAAAGCAATCGCTAGAGCTAGTTTTATTCGTACAATTCGTTGGTTTCAATTCAAAACTATTTATGATAAACTTATAAAATCTTTGTATTGTAACAAAATACAGATTCTGCCGTATATTGTTAATAAGACAAACATAAATTATGGGATTCATTCAACGTATATTAGAGAAGGTTTTAAGCGATACAGAAGCTCCAGTAGTTGAACCAATCAATACCAATGCGGTTGTTCAAGGAGACTCTATAACAATAGGTGATAATCAAACTAAAACTGTTCGTTTTGTAAATGGGGCGGACTTAAAAGGTTTTGTAGCGCATGACTTTGATAACGGTTCATTAGCTTTTCTAAAGAACGGAAAATACTCCGCACATAGAATGACTATTGCGCCTATTGAGCATGGTTCTTCCGAATATAAAGTTAAAATGTTTAATGGTGTGTGGGAGCAAGGAAATCTTGTTTGTGATAATTTTGTCGACACAATCAAAGGAGGAACTGTTGAGGGAGTGATTAATAATTCTTCTATATTTGACAAAATCAGTCCTGGAGCATCTGTTTCAGGGACTCTAGGAACTCCTAGCATGTTTTCATTGAAAGATGAAATAGCATTCACTGAAGGGACATATGAGGCCAAGAACATAAAGTCATTCCCTGCGTCAAGAGTTGCTCAAATGCTCAATCGTCAAATGAATCTCTCTACATTTGGGATTCCAGTATCTGGAGTTAAGAAAGTAGACAATAGGTCTTCTAACTTAATAGTGTCAATGTTTAGCTTGAATTCAGGGCAGTATGTAACATTTAAAGACACCGAAGAAAGAGTGTTTTCTTTTCGAGTTCTACAGTCTTATAAAAGCTCTGGGAAATCAATTGCTCTAAAAGAATTAACGCACGATGGGAATGAGGTTAAGTTGACTTGGAATCATTTTAGAGTAAGCACGATTTCAGATTATAACCCCATAGACTTCGAAGCTCGCTCTAGCATCCGAATAGGAGCGGAGATGAGAATCCCAAAACTGTTTCAGGATAACATTATGAATGATATCCAAGAGATTGTTATATCAAACGATAAGCCTGAGTTGCCAACTTTAAAAGCTGTAGACAAAGAGTCAGGATTTGTTCCACAAAAAATCAAATTTTAATATGATGCCTTTAAGCTGGAGAATAGAAAAGTTTATTTACGCACTGTGGCATGCCGCCGTAGTCGGGATTTGGCTGTTTTGGATGGGCCCTGTTGAGCATTACAAACTAGACAAATGGCTCACTGGAACATTCGGGGACTTAGCAGGAGAAATGATTCGTCATGGCTTAACTCTTTACGTAGTTTGGCAAATTGTAATTTTTTTTCTACATATAAATAACGCTTTGACAGGTAAGTTTCATATTTATTTTAATCAGGGCTCATTTGGAAACTTTATAAGAAATCAGGCAATGATGTTACAACAAGGCTCAGGTAGAAACTTAGGACCAACTTCTTATTACAACATTAATCGAGTGATTGCTTTTAGAGAGTCAAAAATGGGTGCGGTGAGTCAAAGTGAGGCTGCGGAAATATTAGTTAAAACATCAATGCTAGATGCTATATCATCTGGAGCTTATCAAGGGCATAATTCTAAGAGAGCTGCTTCAAATCTAAATTCTAGATTAGGAGCAATGGGGCAGAGCGATGGTTTAAAGTTCTTGATGAATCAAAAAGATTAAACATGAGTCGACTAACGATAGACTGTATTAAAAAAGAATGTGCTGATAATGAGCTAGCTTTTCGCCGTGGTAAATTTAAAAACGGCAACAAATACAGAGTTAGTATTTTGATGAATACTCAAAAGCTTGTGTGGCCCTGCAGAACACTTAAACAGTGCAAGGAAGCTATTATACAAGCTATGTTTTTAAAAGAAATAGAATTCGCTTAGTGAAAATGTTTACGTGAAAAGAAAAAAGGCTACCCTCCAAGGTGGCTTTTTTTCTTTATTGGTTATTTATAGCAAAGAGCTACAGAATGGCCGACAACACGGGAGAAGTATTTAACGAAGATAGTTTCAAAAAGTATGAAGAGTTTCAGCGAAAGCAGAAACAGGACTCTAACGCTTTATTGAATGTATGGAAGTCGATTACAAGTGAGGTGTTCGGTGTTTCTGGGGCTGCTTTTTTTGGCGAAATAGAGCGCTCTGCTGAAACGATGGAGACACTTGCAAAGGAGTCTAACAAACTAAAAGGCAACCTAGAAGACGCTAAACTAGCTCTAGGCAGGGATATTACGGCTCAATTGCAAGGCAGTCTAAAAGTCATATCTGATAACTCAGCTAGTCTTTTATATGACGCTGGTGCGCTTGGTGAAAAGTTTGAAGATGTTAACCTAACTAAGCTTCAGGATGAGATTGACAAAATATCTAGAAGCGGAGGCTCATTAGCGGAAACTCTTGAAGGATTTAACACCCTAGAGGAGCAGTTTAGAGTGCTTGAAGACCTTGCTAGCTCAAATGGAGAAGCTATTGCAGGTTATTCTGAAGAGACAAGAGAGTCCATACTTTTAAACACGGGCCTACTAAGTTCTTTGAGTAATGGGCACGAAAACTTAATCAACGTTCAACTTGAGTACAATGAAGCACTTTTAGAGGCAAACAAGACCAGCGAGAAAGGGCTAGACATAATGGGTGGACTCAATGAGATGTCTGAGAATTTCAGAAACTCAATGATTAAAGGGTTGTTTGAGTGGGACAAAGTCTCAAATGGCATCCAGAGAGATTCTGGTATACTGCTTTCTGAAATGGATTCAGTAGCCAATGCTGATTTCACATCAGGTATGGCTGAGTTTGGAATGTCTTTAGCAGATGCAGGCCAAATGGTTGGAGAAATCGGGGAGGAGCTTCAAACCACTAGCATGGCCACTAAGGACATGGCGCTTTCTTGGGGAGCAATCTCTATGGCTACAGGAGTAGCTACAAAGGAAGTAGCCGAGCTGGGAGCTAACCTAATCAAAATGGGTTATAGCACAGAAGGGGTAAAAGAATATTTTGAAGAAGCAAACAGCGAAGCTAGGATGCTTGGGGTTAATTCAAAAAACGTGCTTCAGTCTATTAATAAGAATCTCACAAAAATGAAGTCTTTTGGCTTTACTGACGGAGAAGAGTCTCTTGCAAAAATGGCTGCAAGAGCTGAACAATTAAGAATTAGTGTTGATAGCATTTTTAATGTTGCAGAAAAAGCAAGAACAATAGAGGGAGCGATGCAAATGGCGGCTGACTTACAACTTGCTGCTGGCTCATTTTCAAATTTAAACCCGATGGACTTGTTGGCTGCGTCGCGTAAAGGGCCAAAAGAGTTGCAAAAAATTATTGCAACAATGGGCGCGGACATTGGAAGAGTGAATAACGATGGTAAATTCAGTCTTGACCCAATTGATGGAGACAGGCTAAGGATAGCAGCTCAGGCTGTTGGTTTAGAATATGAAGAAATGTTTTCTATAATCGAAAGAAACGCTCTTGATATGGAGAAGCTTAAAATGTTTAACGGTGGATTAGACTTTACTGAAATGGCTAAAGGCTTAGATATGGACCCAGAAGCGTTAAGAAGCTCTTTTGCCGACATGATGGAATCAGACGGTAAAGGAGGGTTTAAATTAACAACTGATGGTCAAGCATTTTTGGATAAGAACGATATCAATAGCTTAGCTAATGTAAACTCTACAAATTTAGCAGCGGCTTTCCAGCAAAAGAAAGAAGACCAAAAAAACATTGACGCCCAAGCAGCTTCTAATATGTCTTTCAGACAGTCAATGGACGCTTTTATTGCAAGCCTGACAAACACTATAACCGTGTTTCAACCAATGCTGGAATGGATGACTCAAGCTATTAGCTGGTTTAGCTCTTTAGGTGGCACTTTTACAAAGTCAATTACAGCAGCTCTTGTGGTAGCAGTGCCGTTGATTGGCTTAATCATAGGAAGAGGTATAAGTATTGCGTTTGCTGGCAAGATGTCAAAAAGCGCTGGCTCAGGTATAACAGCGCTAGCTAAAAGTCTTGGCGCACTTTCAAAAGTTAAAATTAGTATACCAGGCGTAGCGAGGTTTGCTCTTGCTGTAGTCTTAATTGGCGGCGCTGTTGTTGGTTTTTCAGCAGCAATGGCTCAATGGGGCGGGGAGGCATCTGCAGACCAAATGGCTACATCTGCTGTATCTCTTTTGATACTGGCGGGAGGTGTAGCTGCGATGGCTGCAATTGGTGCAAAGACTGACATGAAAGGAGTTGTTAGAGGTTCTTTGGCGATGTTTATAATCGGCGCAGCTATGGTACCGTTTGCATTTGCTCTACAAATGATGAGTGATGTGAAATGGCCCGCTGTGATAGCATCTCTTGTTTTTATGGCTGCATCAATAGGGATGGTATTTGCCATAGGAGCTCTATTAGCAGGTCCTCAAGCAATCCTTTTAGCAATAGGGATAGGGGTGATTCTCGCTATTGGCGGAATGATGGTTCTTATGGCTGTGTCTTTAATGATAGCTGCGGTAGCATTTGAGCGATTAGCAAATGTAAATTGGGATGGCATCTCAGCAATGGGCGGTGCATTATTGAGTGCAGCCCCAGGAATAGCTGCGTTTGGTCTTGCTTCTTTAGTTTTTGCTAACCCATTAGTGTTATTAGGTATGATGGCAATGGCAGGTAGTATATTAATGATGGGCCATGCGCTGGACCCGTTGGCTACAAATCTAGAAAGAGCAGCCGAAGCAATGAGTAAGTTTGCAGATTCTATGAAGGAATTAAAAGCCACTTTGGGCCAAATTGACACAAAGAAGCTTGAGGAAATGCAGAAAATAGCAGATGCAATGTCGACATCGTCTAGCGCAAACTCTTTAAACGCTTTAGCTGCAGCACTTAGTAGTGCTGTGTCTGGAGGCTCTGGAGGAGCTAGTGGAGATGTTAGAAAAATCGAAATTAAACTCATTGGAGAAAATGGTAGAGAAATTAAACACAAAATCCTTAAAGACACTGCTACTCAAAGTGGTCGATGATTTTTTCTCCCAGTTATTTATGGGAAAGATATTAGCAAGGCATGTACAACACACTTTGGGACCCAAACGACGATAAGGAAAGATTATTCGAGAAATTCACTAAGTACTATGGTGAGTTTTCAGACGATGTTCGCGAGGATATGCAGTCAAGAAATGTGCAGATACCAACGTCTGTATATGACGTTTTGTATCCAGAGGCGAGAGAAAATCTTCTTTCTAAAAACGTACCAAAAAACACAGATATCATTGAAGATACTGAGGTTTATCGTCAAGCAGCTTTAGCTAAAATTGTTCCAGCTATCTCCGATATTAAAGAGTTGTCTGAAACATATCGAGCAGCTCAGCTTACAAGGAACATTATTAGCGAGACCTCTGTTTTAGAGATATCTAAAAAATATCGACTTGAACAACTCGCTAAAAATGAAACAATTAGCACAGAACCTCATTTAAAAAAATCAAAAGACTTTAGAGAGCAAATGCTGTCTAAAAATGTTCCGTTGGAATCAGACTTAGAAGCAGACACAGCATCGCTTCGAGATGACCAACTTGCTAAGAATGTGTCGAACACATCAGATGTAATCGAGGATACTCAAGACTTTAGAGATGGACAGCTATCAAAAAATGTTTCGTCAGAATCAGACCTAGAAACGGACTCAGTTCCCTTCCGAGAAGACGGCTTATCGAACAATGTTCCGTCAGAATCAGACCTTGAAGCAGACACAGCATCGCTTCGAGATGACCAACTCGCTAAGAATGTTCCGTCAGAATCAGACCTTGAAGCAGACACAGCATCGCTTCGAGATGACCAACTCGCTAAGAATGTTCCGTCAGAATCAGACTTGGAAACGGACTCAGTTCCCTTCCGAGAAGACGGCTTATCAAACAATGTTCCGTCAGAATCAGACTTGGAAACGGACTCAGCTCCCTTCCGAGAAGACGGCTTATCAAACAATGTTCCGTCAGAATCAGACCTTGAAGCAGACACAGCATCACTTCGAGATGACCAACTCGCTAAGAATGTTCCGTCAGAATCAGACTTGGAAATGGACTCAATTCCCTTCCGACAAGACGGCTTATCGAACAATGTTCCGTCAGAATCAGACTTGGAAACGGACTCAATTCCTTTCCGACAAGACGGCTTATCGAACAATGTTCCATCAGAATCAGACCTGGAAACGGACTCAATTCCCTTCCGAGAAGATGATTTATCGAACAATGTTCCGTCGGAATCAGACTTGGAAACGGACTCAATTCCCTTCCGACAAGACGGCTTATCGAACAATGTTCCATCAGAATCAGACCTGGAAACGGACTCAATTCCCTTCCGAGAAGATGATTTATCGAACAATGTTCCGTCGGAATCAGACCTGGAAACGGACTCAGTTCCTTTCCGAGAAGATGATTTATCGAACAATGTTCCGTCGGAATCAGACCTGGAAACGGACTCAGTTCCTTTCCGAGAAGATGACTTATCGAACAATGTTCCGTCGGAATCAGACTTGGAAACGGACTCAGTTCCTTTCCGAGAAGATGACTTATCGAACAATGTTCCGTCGGAATCAGACCTAGAAACGGACTCAGTTCCTTTCCGAGAAGATGACTTATCGAACAATGTTCCGTCGGAATCAGACTTGGAAACGGACTCAGTTCCTTTCCGAGAAGATGACTTATCGAACAATGTTCCGTCGGAATCAG